ACCATCCTCCAGAGCATGAAGCAACAAGAAAAGGAAGATCAGGCACGACAGAAGCCTACTTTCCCAGTCCAAACCCCATGCCCGAGGCTTCTTCATTTTGTTCTTCTTCAACAACGGCCTCGATGATTTCCTTGGGCACATCAATTGCTGGGGACGCTTCCTGATTGCTTTGATCTTCCGATTGCCAGAGTTTCATGATGATTTTGCTTTGTCAACAGTCTAGAAAAATTCATCATCGTCAGGCTTGCTTGCAGCCGAAGCAGTGTCAATGGAAAAATCAGGCTCAACGAAGTCCCACGAGTGGTACATCCTTGTCTTTTCTCCATTGAGACCATTAACAAAACTGCTAGTAATTAGACCTTGCCTTCTTGCCACTTCAAGCATCTTTGCCGTCGAGGCAATATCCCATGACCCCGTGAGGCTCGAAACTTGCTGTTTACTGAAGCGCTCGTTCTTTCGCATTTCAATGGCACTGACCACCTTGTCTAGTTCCTCTAGAGATCCGCCAATGGGTCCAGCGTATTGCCAGCCATAGTTCAAGCTATCCCGCTTCAGCACATGCTTACCAGTGAGTCCACTCCTGCTCTTCATCCATTCAAGAATGAACTGATTGGGGTCGTAATTTTGTTCATCGCGGGTGAGTTTCACCACTTCGCTCACATTATCTACGAAGCTAGTTGAATCTCGCAAGCCTCCGCTTTTGTTCAAATGGTGAAGGATGAGGATGGAGCATTTGTAAGTGTTGGCAATGTCCCGAAGACCATAAATGACATCACCAGCGTTGCTCTTCACGAGGTCCACGTTCATGCCGGCAAGGCAGGCAGTAAGGGAATCAATGGTGACGAACAAGGGGCGGTGTTTCCTCACGTAGTCTTCGAGCTGTTTCATATGGGCGAAGCGCCAGTTCTCCCAGAAGGCAATCGTGCCGGGCTCCAGACCAGCGTCTTGATAGCCAATGACGCCCAGTTTCTCGCTGGTGTCCACGAGGGGCTCGTCGCTTTGAATGATGAGGCTCTTGCCCTGCATGCACCTTCTTCCGCTCCATCGCTCTCCCAATGCCACGTTGAGAGCCCAGTTGTAAGCAACGGTGCTTTTACCAGTGCCGCCCGATGCTGCCAGTAGCATCACGCTTCCAAGGGGCATGATGCCAGCAATCAACCATTCCCTAGCCTTGTCTGCTTGGGCGATGGTCAAGGCGTCAATGGTTTCAATTTCTTCGCGACCATGAATGCGACCCTTGGCCTCCTCGACGATTTTGTCAATGTTTTGCTGGCTCATCTTGAGCCCACGTTGCTCTAGCCAATTGGCCGCCTCGTAGGCAATACGAGCATCGTTGGCATACAGACCGACGAAGTTCTCAATGGTAGAAATGATTTCTTCATAGGAGGGCTTGCCATCTCGTCCCTTGTGGCGGCATGGTCCAATGGAGGAAAGTAAATCGTCCTTTGGTGACGCCCTCTTCAATGTAGTCAGCAAGGTCGTAGCCGTTGCCCGATGGAAGGTTTTCCCATTCCCATGAGCGAGGATCGGCATAAAGCCAGCTTGCCCCTGGATTATCGGAAGCGATTTCGGCCATGAAGGCCACGCCCTGCTCATCCCTGTCTGGACACAGGACAATTTTGCAATTCCGAAACAGAGAGGAATAGTCGCCGTTGGTGCGGTATTGTTTGCTGCCACCAAGGAAGGTGACGGCAGGCAGTCCAACGGCCCAAACGGCCTCACAAGTGAGCTCTCCTTCGACAATGAAAATAGGCAGTCCGCTCTTGTCGCTTTCGGCCTTAGCCTCCAGAAAGCGATAGGGCAGAATGTTGGCCTTTATTTCTTGAAGCTGAGTTTTGTGGTTGGCCGCGCCAGCCTCGATGGTTGGAAAATCTTGCCAAATGCGTTTGCTGCCGGACGAATCATCACGATGGACAATGACAATCTCCTCTCCTTTTCTGTTGAAATAGGGGAAGTGATGAAGACCAGCCTCGCGGGGTGGCTTCTCCCAGCGCGTGAGGGGAGCGAGCTTGTCCCTGATTTCGGCCCTGTGGGCGGGAGAGGGATCGTGCCAACAGTTGTAGCCGCCAGTGTTCTTGTTGACAGTGAAGTCGTTGCCGCCACACGCTGGGCAAACGAATTTTCCTGGCTCGTTGCTGGCTTCGAGCTGTTCGAGGTGGTCAAGAATGGAAAAAGCCATCCAGCAAGGGCAAGAGGAAGCGCTCCCCATCATGGCAGCCAGGCCGAGCAGTTGCAACCAAACCAGCAGAGCCACTGATCAAAGCGGCCCCTGCATAAGCAGCGCTAATGGGAGCAGGGCTTGCACAGGGGCATGGTGGGCCTATTGTGGGCAAGTTCCCCGTGGGAGCGCCATTGCCCAAGAGCCCCTATGAAGGCGGCAAGCAACGCCGTCACTTCACGCTATCAAACCAAGCCTATGGCCATCTTGGTCTCATTGCCCAAGAGGCCGGCTTGTCTCGCTCAGAAACCCTTGAGCGCCTCATTCGCTGCCAGCACATTTCAGAAGGGCGGTTTGTCTTTTCTGATGGTGCCTGGCCTGAGGTCACTGATTTCTCCATTGTTCCCCATGAAACTCTCTAAACTCATTTCTCTTTGCAACAAAGCCATTGAAAAATATGGCGACATGACTGTTGGCGCCTATTCGGAAGCCTATGCTCGCGATATAGACGAAGAGAGCGAAATGCACAGCCTGAAACTTCGCATTTTGCGTGGTGGCGATGATCTGCCGGGCGATTCATTGGCGGAGGAAGAGGATGCGGACGAAAGCATTCCGTCTCATTTTGCCTGCCTTTTTTATCAGGATTGAACAATGATTCTTAAAGAACTGTTGGAGCTTTTGAATAAAGCAGTCACGCAAGCCGGTCCCGATGCCGAAGTGCTTCTGTGCTTTGAAGAAACGGCCCTCGATGAGGGTTACGACGAAGATGCCACTGAAGGCATCAGCGACATTCGCCTTGTTGATGACTGGCCCCTGCCCGGCAAGAGCCTGTCCTTTTATGAAGGCGAAAAGGCGCAAAAGGTGGTCATCTTTTATGACAATCACTACAAGCTTGATTCCGACAAGGAGGCATCATGAATCTTGAAGAATTTACTATCAGGCTCAATGAGCTCGACACGCATTTGGTTGCCGTGTTGCGCATGTTTGAGGAGGACACTGGCGTAAAAATTGGTACCGCCGTGGTGGAAATCAACCAAGACGGCGTTTACGAAGTGTTCACTGGTCTTAACTTCCCGGAGCCCCAAGAGGCCGAATGAAACACACCATGCTCACCTATCGCCCTGAGGATTTTTCCATGGATGAAACATCAATTGCAATGATGACCGAGCGCCATCTCGGCATTTTCGCCCCTTGGAGATCAGTCCAGAAGCCTTCACGAAGGCCTACGAGCTTCCCATTGGAGAGCACGTAGAAAAGAACTACAAAGGCCTATCCTATTTGTCATGGCCCTTTGCCTTTCGCTACCTCAAGGAGCAATTCCCTGGCTTTTTCGTGGCCTTTGAGCAAAGCAGTGCTGGTTGGCCCGTATTTGGCCAAGAGGGCTGTTGGCTGCTGCGTCCCTATCTGACGGACGGCATCAAGCGCACGCCTGCGCTGGTGTTTCCGCTCATGGACAACACGCACAAGGCCCTTAAGCAACTCGATGCTCGTGCTGTCAGCGACAACATCCAACGCGCCAGCGTAAAGGCCATTGCCACCTTCACAGGCCTTGGCCTCAAACTCTACGCAGGTGAAGACATTCCCAAAGCCGATGAAGAAGCAACGCCCAAACTCCCGCTCCAACAGGAAGGCCCGAAGCCTCCTTCGCGGACAAAGAAGGAGACGGAAGGAGCTAAAGCTCCTGTTTCAACTGCTGGAGAAGGAGGGATTACTCCCGCCAATGGAGCCAGTGAGTTTGATGGCAAGGCAGCGCTTCTTAGCTTCGGAGAGGCCAACCCCCTGGGCCTGGCAGATCGGCGCACAAGCATGATGGCCTGCAAGAATGCTCTTGAGGCCCTGGGACTTGCAAAAGGCGATGACATTCAGGATAAGGCCATGTTTGCCAATGTCGTGACCACCATGGTCACCGCTTGGACAAAAAATCAGGGCATCAAAATCACCAAGACGGACATGGCTAAGGAGATTGACTGCCTGCGTGCCATTTGCATTGAGGGGGATGTTGCTGCAGCCATCAAAGGCGTGGAGGTGTTTGTGGAGGGAAAAAAGTAGACCTGGCAGCAGCCGCGCTCGCAACAGTGTTTGCGGGCGCAGTGGTGGCCGATCGCCTCAACCATCCCCTACAAGAGAATTTCGATGATCTCTTTGCCTGATTTGAAACACTGTCCAGAGTGCGGATCGCTTTGGCACGACAAGCGCATCCCCAAGAAAAGTCGTTGGCTATTTGGAAATAGCGAATGGTTCTCAAGGGTGATTGCCATTAGCTCATTACAGCAGGATCGCTGCATTGCCTATCAATGCCCCGACTGCAACACCTGCTGGAACAGGGACACTGGTGCCATTGTTGATTCCTACGACCTTTCCTCCGTTTCATCATGAAAACCATTCTCATTTCCATCGTTCTGCTTTGCGCCCCAGCAATCGCCTGTCAGCAGCCCATTATTAAAAATGGATCGTGCCCTCTCGGCTATTACAGCAGTGGAGGCTATTGCATTCCCAACCGATAGGGGCCATAGTGGCTTGCTACGATCTTGCCCTGGCCGGGACCATGCCCTCGTTTGAACGCTTCGAGCCCAAGCGCATTAGCCTCAATGGTAAGCGCCACTATATTTGCGAAAGTTTTCCAAATGTGCCCGAAGGCATGGTGCTTCCCTCCGTGACCACCGTGCTCTCTTCCATGGCACCAGTGGCAAAAATTATGGCTCTGGTCAATTGGCGCAAGCGCGTTGGAGATGACGAAGCAAACCGTCGCACCCGCCTTGCCGCTAATCGTGGCACCTGGCTTCATGGTGTTCTCGAGGATTGGTTCAATGGAGAAGACATTGAACACCATCTCGAAAAGGCATTGGATTGGAAACCATATTTCACTGCCATTGATCCCTTTCTTGAACACATTAAAGAACCAGTGCTTGTCGAAAGTGCTGTGTCCTGGTTTGATCTTGATCAGCAACGAGGATATAGCGGCACGCTAGATATGGTGGCAAAAATGAATGATGGCTCAGTTGCATTGATCGACTGGAAAACCAGCTACAAGGAGAAACCTGATTATCAACTGGCTGATTACAAGCGGCAGTTGGGAGCCTATTCAATGGCAGCAGAGCAAATGTACGACACGCCTATTGATGAGGCCTGGTGCGCAATTGCCTGCTTTGATCCAGAAGATGAAAACAGTCAGCCCTCGTTGCAGACGGTCCATTTGAATGGCTTTGAGCTAGTGAGTCAGCAGCGGATTATGGAGGACACCGTCAAGCGCTACTTCCAGGCCTTTTATCCAGGGGACAAGGCCTTTACGCTCACAATGGACAGAGGGTGACAAACTGATTCATTGACGGTAAGATGAGCAGGCCCTGAACAGGGGCTCCATTACTCCCAAGGAGAAACACCATGGCTGGAAAGCCTCCCATTACTGCCGCCATCGACCTCACCCCCGATGTGCTCAACGCTCTGAAACAAGCCGGTCCCAACGAGCGTGGCAACTATTCCCTCGACATGGCCGTGTGGGAAAACACCAAGCGCACTTCTGATCGCGCCCCTGGCTACACCGGCAGCGTCAAGCTCAAGGGCCAGAAAGACGGCGCCAAGGGCTATGCCAGCGTCTGGGTGAATGAAGCCACGGGCGGCGGCAACGACTTTTTCTGAAGATCGCCAGGGCGCTTCGGCGCCCTTTCTTTTCATGGAATACATGCTTGCTTTTGCTATTGGCTTTCTGATTGGCTATTTCTTGATTTCTCTCGTCCTCCCAAATTGACCATGCTCCTCAACGACCGCGAAATCAGCCTTCTTGCTGAAAACGATCTTCTCATGCCCTACGTGGGCGAAAAGCGTCGCACGCTTGATGACGGCACAAAGGCCATTAGCTATGGCTTGTCGCAAGCCGGATATGACATCAGGCTTTCGCCTCGTGAACTCATGGTTTTCGATGGGAAATCATTCAGGAAACAAGACAAGCCCACCCTCAACCCGAAGTTGCAAGAAGCCAGTCCCTATCCCGCCATTCTCAACCACGGAACGGATGGTGCATGGTTCGTTTTGCCTCCCAATAGCTTTGGCCTTGGTGTAAGTCTTGAACATTTCTGCATGCCCAATGACATTTTTGCCTTGTGCGAAGGCAAAAGCACCTATGGTCGCATTGGTCTCATTGCCAACATTCTTCCCATTGAACCCGGCTGGTCTGGTCATTTGACCATGTGCCTCGTCAACCCCACATCATTTCCCATGCGCATCTATGCTAATGAAGGCATTGCACAAGTGGTGTTTTTCCGTTGTGGCACTGTTGACAGGCCTTACGAGGGTCATTACCAAAAACAGGGCGCTAAGGTGCATCTAGCTGCCGTTTAGGCTTTGAGCGCTCTTGAAGACCAATTTCTCAGCCTTTGGCAAGCGCATTATCCCCGCTTGATTCTTGAAAGAGAATTCTCAGACATTACGGCATGGGAACTGGACTATCAAGAGCGCTATTCCCGAAGTAAACGCTCAAAGAGGTATCGTCTTGACTTTGCTCACCCCGACTCTCGCACTGGCATCGAAATACAGGGTGGTGTTTATAGTCGTGGCCGCCACGTCACTGGCTCTGGCTATGAGCGAGATTGCAAGAAATATAATCTTGCCTATACGAGTGGCTGGACAATTTTTCTCCTCACGTCTACCATGGCCAAAGACGCGGCCTGGCTCGCTGTGATTGCTTCGCACATCGCTGCACAATCTCAGCGGCCTCATTCATAAGCTGATCAGCGGCCTTGAGATCAAGATCCTTTTTGGCCAAGGCTTGCCGAAGCTGCATGTTTTCTAGCATCATTGATTGCAGGGCCGTATGCATGGAAGACCATCCTTCCAGCAGATTTTGTGCCACTGGCTTAAGTTGGCGCAAGTCACTGCACTCTTCAATGGCCTTCTTGTTCACCGTTAAAGCAAATTCCCTCTCCGGCGAATGCTCAAAGGGTCCCATGGCCGCATGATACTTTTGGCCATTGTAACCAACCACATCCACGGGAATCATGAATTTCATTGCTAATGCCTCCTTGGTTATAGGCTAGAGGATGGCGCTTTGGCGGCGGTGAAAGATGCCGAACCACCCTGGTCGGTCGTTGCGAAAATGGCGTGGAAGCCGTACAGTGCTCCGGCCGTCCAAACCGTGCAATGGAAAAGCCATTGATGCCCTTGATTTCCTGGGAGAATTTGCGCATGAAAGAGCAGACAATGGAAAAGAAAGTGAAAATGCCAGAGGCGAGCAAGCATTTGCTTGTCAAGCTGGTACAGTGGCAATTTCAACCAATGAACCATGAGCTCCCCTGAGATTGGCGTGTTGATTGCTGGCGTGCTCATTCTCTGTCTTAGAGCATGGCTGCTATCTTTATGCGCCTCGTGGCTGCTGCCTGGCTTGACCTTGGCCTATTGGCAGTGGGTGGTGGTTGTCCTTTCATTTCGCTCTCTGATTGCTCCCGTTCCATCGGCCAATGCCTCATCAAAGAATGATTGATCCCTTGCGAGATGGCAAAAGCCATCTGATGCTCATTGACTCCATGGGCAATAGCTTGTCTGTGGTCAATGATGCTAGACAAAGCTTTGAAGCTCAATCCAGGCAGTGGACAGAACGAGACGCGAAGCTTTTGTCCTACCTAGCTCGCGAGCACCATACCAGCCCGTTTCGAGGGGTGGTGTTCAAATGGAAAGTGAAGGCTCCTCTCTTCGTCGCCAGGCAATGGTGGAAGCACACGGTTGCCTCCACCTACGTGGATGATCAACTGGGCTGGAACGAAAAAAGCTTTCGCTATTGCTCAGCGGAAGATGCAGAGTTTTACGTGCCTCGTCAGTTCCTGCGACAAAGCGAAAGCAACCGCCAAGCCTCTGCAGGCCCCCTCCCCGCAGCAGCACAGGATCGTGCCTCTTTCTTCTTTCGCGAGGCCCTCAGCACCTCCAAAGCCGCTTACGAAGAGCTTTTGGCAATGGGGGTGAGCAAGGAGCAGGCTCGCGCCGTTCTTCCCTCTGCTCTCTATACAAGTTTTGTCTGGACCTGTTCCCTACAAGCGTTGTTTCATTTCATCAGTCTTCGCAAGGGAGACGGAGCACAGGGAGAAATCGTGGCCTATGCCGACGCCTTGATTGAACTCGGCAGAGATGTGGCCCCCGAGGCCTTCTATGCTTTTTCTGCCAACAACTACCAATTTTGATCATGAACGATCCCATCAATCCATCGCACTACACCTCTGGCGCCATTGAATGTATTGAAGCATTGGAGGCTTCCATGAGCCCCGAAGCATTCAAGGGCTTTCTCAAGGGCAATTGCATCAAATACCTTTGGCGGTTCGAGAAAAAGAGGCAGTGAAGATTTGAAGAAGGCACGATGGTATCTGGACCGCCTCATTGCTCTCAAGGAAGACGATGAGCGAGGCAGAAGCGTGAGCGAATATATCAGCCGCCACGATCCCGATGACTATATGATTAGCGGATGTCCCGACGGTTTCTGTCCATTGCCCACTGTTAGACAAGGGCCGCCTGAAATGTTTTCGCCTATTAACTAGCCAAGCATAAAGAAAGCGGCCACAATCGAGCCGCTTTTTCTTTGGCTTCATGAATGGGCACAATGCGTTGTGTTTCTTGCATCCATTCTTCCCAACTGCCAATGGGACTATGTGCGCTAATGAAACTATGAGCATGTATCCAGCTCATCAGCGCCTCTTCGCGCTGGACTGTCCAAAACGCCTGAGGCCTCCACCATTCAAACAAGGGCAAATTGCTCTTGGCCGCATTGCAAGTGAGGCAACAAGGAGCACTGTTCCACTTAGCAAAATGTGGCCCTCCTTTGCTTTTTGGAACAATATGATCAATGGTTAGTTTCTCGTTCCACTTGCCGCAATAGGCACAGGCGCAATGGCCCAAAGGGCCTCGCAGCGGATAATCTTCAAAAATGCTTTTTCGAAAGCGGCGCTTGGCCTCTCCAGGGCGCAAAACAGACAGTGAAAAGAGAAGATCTTCAGTGCCATTGTTTTGCTTCATAGCAGCAAATAGCTGTCCTGCTCTTAGCCTAAACGCCCAGGATCATCTTTGTGATGGCCCTAGAATGTAAAGGACAATCGCCCGGAAACAGTGAAAAGCTGGCAAGAGCAGCTCGCCAATTTGGCAGTAAGTGTGACGGCCGGCATGCTTCTGGCCACTGGAGGAACGATGGTTGGCATTGGCATGCAGCAGGCTCGCATTGCCGAACAAGTGGAAACTGTCATTGAAAAGCTAGATGCACTGACGAACAATATGAAAGAGCTGGAGGCCAGGGTGCGCTCGCTTGAAATCAACCGCTAAGCTGAAAGAAACGCTTTTCTTCTCATGTCCGGCGCTGAATGGTTCGTTGTTGGTGGCATCATCATTGCCGCCCTGGACCAAGTGATTCAACACACTCCCTGGAAGAGCAACAACCTCATCCAGCTTTCCATGGCTGGTCTGAAGGCCGTCTTTCGCGTGAAGGACTGAGCAGTGTCAGCCGAACAGGCTTTCTGGAATCGATGCTTTGAAGTGGCCCGCTATCGCGGCGCTCGCTTCCCAGAGCTCGTGGCGGCTCAATGCTGCCTTGAAAGTGGTTTTGGCAAGCACACTTCTGGTCAAAACAACTTCCTTGGCCTCAAAGGAGACGGTACAACTGTCTCGACAAAGGAGTTTTACGATGGGAAATGGGTGGTAATTAAGGCGGGTTTCATTGACTTTCCGAGCCTTGAAGCCTGCATTGAATTTCTCATCACTCGCTGGTACAAAGACTATCGCCAGTTCAAGGGAGTCAATAATGCTCCCAATCGCTATGCAGCGGCTCGCATGCTTTATCAGCAAAGCTATGCCACTGATCCCGGGTATCCAGCAAAGCTCTCAAGGCTAATGAAAGAATACTCTCCCGAATCCACAAAAACTACAATGATTGGTCCCAAGAGACGTCCCCAAGATTTTGGCTTTAAGGCTGGTGATTCTCATTTGATTGTCAATGATGCTAGTGAAACAATGAAGGCGTTTGCCTTTGATGGCAGTCTTTTGTGGATGATTCCATGCCTCGCTCGTGGGCAGCATAGCGATTCTGAATGGAAGGTTCAAAATTCTGACACGCCTCCTGGCCTGTATAAAGTGGGCACCATCTACAAGGACTATGAGATCAATCGAGAAAAAACCCAATACGATCGCACTCTCATGGCCTATGGCTGGTATAGCTTTGATTTGATTGAGCTAGAGAATCAAGAAGCTGATAATGGAAGGGCTGGAATCATGATTCATGGTGGGGGCTCTGCATGTGGATGGCCTGGTGCATGGGCTCCAGAGCAGAAACTATTCCCAACTTATGGTTGCGTTCGCGCTCATAACATTGATTTGCGCGACAAAATCCTTCCTCTCGCGAAGAAAGGAACAATTTTTGTCAGCGTCTATCAAGAGGGATAGAGCAATGGAGAGGGAACGTTGGTTTTTGGCCGTTTGTTACGAACTGGCCCTTGAAACAGCCAAACGCTTCCCTTCCATTGTCTCTAAATGGTGGTACAAGCAACTGCTTGATTGGTGCCGTCCTGCATGGACAGAATGGAAAACCCAGGCCACGCTCCAAGCCGTTGACAAGCAAGCTAAGGCATTGGTGGAGCAATGGGACAAAGAAGAGAAGCAGCAGCGCTCAGAAAGGCTCGCAGCAAAGGCTCAGGAGCTTTTCCCGAGGTCCACAATCATTCCAGTGCCAGATGCTTCAGTGCCAAGCGTGATGATCATCACCGAAGCCGCCGCCGATGCTTCTGATGAAGTGAAAGCTCTCGGAGGGGAGCTGCGCATCACTTACAAGCTGGAATAACCGGGCGAGTCCGTGGCCCTGCTAAGCAAATTATGTAAAGTCATATAGTGGTCTAGCCCATCCCCATAGTCCAGATCAAATACCTCATACATGGCAAAACGGTAGGTGCTGCGCTTCTCCACTTCAGCCTTGTGAATAAGTTTGCAAATCTGGCGAAATGCTTGCGCTCGTGAGTTGTAATCAAGACTGTCCCACCACGCTTGATCCTCGGCGCACTGTTGTGCGCTCAAAGCTCTAAGAGATGCTTGCAATTGCTTGAATTCTGGGGAGTCAAGCAACGCTCGTCCGTCGGGCCGGTCACCATCTGCAGAAGAGCTTTCCACTTGTTCATTTCCGTTTGGTGGTACTTTAGCCACCCATCAATCGCAGCAACAATCGCTTCATATGCTGCTTCGCTGCTGCCTCCAGAACAACCAAGAAGCTCCATCAATGCTTCGCCAATGGCCTCTTCTTGGGCTTTTTTGTGGTCATAGCGTGCGTCTTCAAGCATGGCAGTCCAGTAAGAAGCTCAACTATACCAGCTCTCTCCAGCCAAGCAAACCTGTTGCGTTTTCCGAGGAACTGCATTGAACAGTCAAGGCCAACACATCACTTGTGCCATCGACCTCCCTTCCCAGGCTTAGTGCCAAAGCGTTTTCGGGGCTAAAGGCCACGTCCGATCGTGACGCCACCAACCCTCCTCCAACAATTGTGCCTCCGCTCACCGTGCCGCTACTCATAACTTCCACGTTGCCTCGACCGTTGGCAGCGGCGCTCCAAGAGCCGCTAATCGTTGGATTGAGACGCAGTCGCCATTCCGCCACCACATTCGACGCCGGATTGCCACCAAGGCTCACGTCCACCTGTGCTGGCATGATCACATTGTCGGTGCGGCCACTGGCCATACGAATGGCAGCAACAAGTGTTTCGCTGGAAATGGCAGAAAACGTGCCTGCTCCCCTTCCGCCAAGATAAATGGCTCCCACTGGCTGGTAGCCACCTTCACTGATCACGGTTGAGCAAATTTGCGTGAGCGCAGCGTTAGAAGCAATGGAGGAGGAATTGTAAATGCGGTAGGAAACTGGCAAAATAGCCGAGCTCATATAAACGGCATCCACTGAATTGGCATGATTGAACTCATGGCAATAGCGGATTTCGCCATCAACGACAAAGCCAGCCCTCACACGTCCCACTCCTAACCATTCCAAATCGGCCACAAAAATGTTGGCCTTGGCAAAGTTCAGTGCATCAAAAGTGTCAATGTTCCAAGATGCTTGATTGACAACGGTTTCCTGAACACTCCCGCTCGCTGAACTGCGAATGACAAGCTGAAGAGTGGTGCCACTGGCTCTAAGAATGATGCCATTGCTCCCATCAAAATACCCTATTTCCTGCACCAATCCAGCCGTTGGCGCATTGCCCACGAAACTGGCAAAAATCAATAGGCTCTTGCCGGGCTGGTAAGGCAAATACCTCCTGCTCCTGCGAATGACTGTATCGCCAGATGCAGTGGTGGTTCTGAGTTCAGCAGAGCTTTCAGCGGCGATAAAGCTTACGCTACCACTGCCAACCAACTGTTCGGCCCATAAATCAGTGCGCTTGGAATGGCGCATCATACTTTCAAACAGTGTGTATGGCTGGCTAAAGCGCTGGCGAGCAAAGGCATCAAACATGCCACTATCGGGGCCACTTTGTAACACTTGCCCGCGATGATCCGCTTCTATGTGCGTCTCAAACTGCTCGCCGTTGCGCTTTACTTGTCCCACGGTGTTCAATCATCACTTACATCCATCCTAGTCTTTTCAGGCAAATACGCTTCCTCGTATTCAGTGGCAATGGAAAACATTGCTTCAATAACGCTTTGCTGGGCATATCCGCAAGCCATCATGAACTGAAAATATGCACGGGTGATGGCAGTGGCAGTGTCGCCACTATATGTGTGATTGATTTCTTGGTAGGCGCAAGTATCTCGGCCGAGCTTATTGTCAGAAAAGCGATGGGAAAAGGAAATGGAGTTTACGAGGGTCATCGTAAAAAAGGACCAGGGTAAAGCCTAGTCCCTCGTTTGACCATCGTCAATCAGCCTTGACCAATCTTTAACTTTCTCCCATGGCTTGGCTTGCTGTGCTGGCCATTGCCTTGTTTGGTTTTCTTGGGTTTGCTAATGATAATTCGCTTTGAGCTTGCCGCTCCTGCCTTGCTTTTGACTGCCATCAGAAACCACCGCTCACGCTGTTAGTGGAAAATTCATCGCCACCGGAGGGAGGGGCAATGGGAACATCAGAATTGTTGGGCCAGGTGCTGTAGGCGGCGCTTGTAATGTATGCGGCAAGCGCGTCGGTGTCGGCTGTTTGTTTGATGGCCGTGACCTTGACGCCCGTGGCTAGGCGGATGTCTTCGCGCCAGGCTTTTATCGCTGGATCAGCGGGTTTGCCGTTATCGGCCTCGCGGATAATCACCCAGTCCGTTGGCTGCAGCAGGGTGTTGGCGGTGGTGCGTGTGGTAGCGGTCCACTGCTCGACGAGTTGATCGTGATCCTTGGGCAGTCCGGGTCCCCAGTAGAACCGCTGGTCGTAAGGCTCAGGGTCGGGCACCTCGGTGATGCCGATGGCCTCGCGCTCTTCGGGCGTAGCGAGTCTGACCCAGTTAGCCGGATATTGAATGTCGTCGTGCGTGAAGGGCACGTCTGGGCTCAGCGGGCGGCCATCAAGAATGAACATAGAAGTGTGGACGGCGGGAACCTGTGGCTGTATTCTACTTGCATTCCACGCTAACACATTCAAAATGACACCCACCCTGCAAGAGGCCTGGAGTGCTTTCAAGGCAGAGCGAGCAGTGACCCTGTGTCCTACAAGTTTGATAGCCGACTATCGGCAAATGGATAAATGGTTGGCCCGTTGCCCAATTACCGACCTGAAGGAAGGCAGGCAGGTGATGGCATGGGTGCTGGGGCAGAAGCCCGTAAAGTCAAGCAGAAGGGTGGCCATGTACATTAAAAGTCTGTATCGATGGGTGAGCAGCGAGGATATTGCTTATCTTGAGCGCAATCCAATTACCACTTTTCGCATGCCCAAGCCTCCGCAGACAGACGAGGAGGTGATTGTCATTCCTCGCAATGAAACCTCCGTGCTCATGGCCGCCTTGGAGGCGAAGCAAATCCCAGGGGGAGCACGATGGTCGTTGTTTGCAGAGTTCATGCTTCAAACGGCCATGCGCACTGGTGAGGTGAGAGCGGTTCGATGGGAAGACGTAAAAGATGAGAAATTACTTGTTCACTGCAACTACACTCTCACCCATGGTCTCAAAAACTCAACAAAAACAAACAAAAAAAGGCTCGTGCCGTTAAACGGTAGGACGCTTGAGATATTGGATGCGATGGAGAAAAATGATGAATATGTGTTTCCATACAACCGTTATTCATTTCAGAGTTACTTCTACGATCGAGCCAAAGAGCTTCATGCTGCAGGTTTAACCACGCATCGTTACAGGCCATACGACTTGCGTCACACGGCAATCAGCCGCTGGATTGAAGCCGGCATTCCAGTGGCACAGGTGGCAAAGTGGGCTGGCAATAGTGCAGAGGTGATCTGGAAACACTATTGCAACACAACGCAAGAATATGAAATGCCGACTCTGTAGGGAGGGTGACTAGGAGGGCTGGCTGCCCCATTGAGCCGCCATGGCTTCTGCAATTCCAGTGTAAGTGCGACTTCGCTCTTTCCAGCGATCTGGACTAGGGGGCATCCTGTGAACTCTATTTTCGCGTCCATCAACGACGCATGTAGGCTTTAACTTAGGCAGATTTTTAAGCCATAAACAGGTGGCTTTTGTCTCACCGTGACCAAATTGCCAAGGTTGAATGATTTGGTCAGGTTTACGGATGCGACTTGAAATTATTGAAACCGGATTTTCAAGAGCAATGCGTTTCACTGGTGCGTTGAGTAGTAGCCGCACAAAATCCAGTGCTGTCTGTTGTTCGGCCTGTTTGTCTTTGAACCAGCGAGCACCGCTGACGGCCAGATGTGTACAAGGTGGATGGGCAATTAGTAAATCCCAGTGCTGACTGAGGATCTCTTCGACTGGTCCCTGGTAATGATTACCTCTCTCTCTGAAGGAAGTAGATCACAGCTCCAAGCGTCCCAGCCCTTGGCGGCAAAAGCGTCGCGTACACGCCCGCTGTATTCACAAGCAATAAGAACACGCATAGAAGTGGAAGCGTCTTCTGGGGTTGATCATTTTATCCTCCTGCCGCGATTAGGACTGCACGTGCCGCTGCCGTTGCCGCTGCCGTTGCCGTTGCCGTTGCCGTAGCCGTAGCCGTAGCCGTTGCCGTAGCCGTAGCCGTAGCCGTTGCCGTAGCCGTTGCCGTAGCCGTAGCCGTTGCCGTCGCCGTAGCCGTAGCCGTAGCCGTTGCCGTAGCCGATTGGCCTAAACATCAACCAAGCCCCCAATTATCGCTTACGGGTACGCAAAAGATTTCAGCTCCTTCGGGAATGTCCACGTCAGCCATAGGGCGGACATCGGCATTAGAGGGGTCCTCAATCACCTTGGCAAAACCGCAAGATTCCCAGCGGAACACCCATACAGCACGACTCAGACGAATGCGACCGTCTTCACGGCTCACATCACCAGCAAAAATCCAGCCACGATCAACAACAACCACGGCGCGGTTGCCATTGGGCTGAGCAGCAGGCACAGAATCAGCGCGAACATAGTCAACGCCGTTAATACAAATAGTGGTCACAGAAACAGTTTCAGACATTGTTGTGTGTTGTGTAGAAGTTTAGAACAGGGTTAGCGACTCAGTTCAATCGTCGAAAAATCATTGGCGCAGCTCGGCGGCGATGGCGAGGATTTTGGCGCGAAGCTGTTGGCACTTTTCCCATTGGGCATCGCGCATCAATTGGTAACCCTGGGGCCACGGCTCACCTTCTCCACATGGTGGTTCGTGTTCATGCGGCACCACCTGATCCGCCAGTGCCTCAAGGGCGGCGGCGGCAATCCAGCGAGATTCATCCATAAAATCAACGTCTCGATAACAGTTGGCACGCTTGGCGCCATCAAGCACTGCCTGCGCTGCTGGTGAAAGTTCAGTCATCGCAATACTCGATGTAAAGGTCATTAAGCATCTCTCCAAACGCTGAGATTGCTTTGTATTTCTGATGGAACTCAGTGGCGGCCCTTGCATTTAAGCAACTAACACCGTGCTCTAGATCCGACTGCAAAGCATTACACCATGCGTCAGATAGTTTTTCAAGAAGGTCGCTGGTAGTTGTAGTCATTAGTGTGTTTCGCTAGTGGGGTTAGGCGTCGGCAGCGCCCAGTGGGGGAGAAACACGCTGGGAGGCCAGCCATCGCAAAACTTCTCAACTTCAGCGCGACTCGCTAGAAACCAATCGGGATTGCACATCTCATCCGATGAACGCCCCCACCAGCACCTACCCTTCGCATCGCAGTCCGCTTCAGTCGGCTGGCGCTCAGTGAGAGAGAGGGGCGTGGGGCGCTGGTGGCCGTAACAAGCAAGGATGGCGCGGGCAAAATCAACCATCTGTTGACTTAGCTCAAATGAAGGGCCGATAGATATTGGAATAAACCGGTCACCCATCGAGTCGCCTCTGTAAATAAAGTACTTACCAGATAGCGCAAGAATCTCTTCATCCGTTGGACCCTCGGGCTCCGGTTGGGCGAGGTATGCGCGGGCTTCGTCAAGCAGATCAAACAACTGGGCAGAATAATGATCGTCAAGTTTTTCCAGCTCATCAGCCAACCGCTGGATCAAGTCGCGTGGATCAGTCATGGATTCCAATGATGCTCAAGTCGGTGGGCGAGTGCAGCTATGTGAGCTTCATAGGTGATAATCATCGCACAAGCTTGTATGTAAATCCGTCGACTTCAATAGTCTCAGGGGGAGTAAGAGGACGGCGGGCGGCGCGGAGTTGCCTAGATTCACCAGACCAACCCTCTCGATCTAGCCATTCAACGCACGCCTCCAGCTCCTGGTCCGATCCCCACTGTGCAGCCTTAACGGCAATCCAGTTAATTGGGCCACATGGGTCCTTTTTGGCTTTGTCATACCACTGCTGCACCAGCTCTGGCAGTGGCGTAATGGGATGCGTGTAATCTTGGGTCATCGTCGATCCTCCAATCGGCGGTCATGGGGCAGGGCGTTGACGCGCCGCTGCCTTACCACATTACCACGGTGTCAAGCCCCCACTGGTCTTGTTCTCTTGTGGGGCGGGCTGAAAACACTCGGTCCAGCCCCCAAAGTCAATGGCTGGAGTGTAGCGATACCGTTTGATTGCCCGCTTGAAATCTTTTTCTAGCAGGTAGGCGTTCCAAAAAGTCGTTTCGACGGTTTCGCTTTCGACCAGTTCGTAGGGAATCTGGTACATACGTTTGGCAACCGTGCGCCTTGTGATGCCTATTTTCCAAAATTCTTCGTCTTTGTTGCGCAGCTTTAGTAGGTAAACCGTGCAGGGAATATCACGAAGTTCGGGGCGTTCATCAAAAAACTTTTCGTTCAGGTATCCGTGGCTACCAATGCTGCACTGAGGGCACTGATTGACGCCATAAATTACTTTTTCGGCCTTCATGGCAAACTCGTGTTCACACTCTTGGCATCGGAACCAAGCCTTTTTCTGGATTCCGTTAAAGCCGCGCAGGTAGTCGAATCCATGTTTGTTGCATTTTTCACGCACTTGTTTTTCGCTAAGTTTTGCCTTTGCGTTATTCGTGTACCTTGCTTTTTCAGATTCACAACCACAGCTTTTGCTTTTTCCAGTGGTCAAGTTGCTGGCTTGCATTACTTTTGCATTGCCGCAATCGCAAATGCAGTTCCAGCGCGTCTGCCAACGTGAACCGCTAGGAGCGCGATTGATTACGCGAATTTTGCCAAAACGTTGTCCGGCAAGGTCTTTAACGGGCACGGCTGATACTAAACGGATTTTCCGCCCACGCAAATCCAATAAAAGTACCGCCTGAAGCATTGAAATCAGCGGTAGTGCTTCGCAGTTTAAATCCGTTACTCAGAAGATCTAAATCCGTTGCTGTTGCTGCTGCATTAGAAAGGTTTGGATACAGCTCCTCGCCAACAACGTTGTACGTATTTCGCACGGTATCCCATAAGTACCAGTTGCCAGTTGAATCGCTTCTTTTAATTAACACCAGCTTGGGCCTAAATCCGAGATACACAAAGCTGCCATCTGTCGATCCGTTGCCTGTGTAGCTGAACCCATTACTGTACCCGACTACTGGGGCGAAGCAGTAGGCGATCATTTTGAGCGCTGCCGTTTATCTGGCCGTCAAATGAATAATTGTACTGCCCCAACGTTGTGTCTAAGAACAGGACATTATTTATCGAAGTTAGTTGAATGGTTGAACTGGATTGTACGGCCTGAGAAATTGACTGATGCCAGACGATCCACCGAAATGAAGCCGTGCTGTCTCTGTTTTTGATAATTACCATTCCAGGTGTTACACCTAGTCCGTGGCCGACAGTCGCCCCACTCGAACCATTCCCGGTCCACCCGACAACACTAAACCCCGCACTAGCGTTAGCCCTCACCGTAGAAGTGATGCTGCCTGATCCGTTGGACGATGTTGTAGTTCCAGCGTCCCACGCCCATCCAACATAACTATCATTGTTCTTGTTTGTATTTGTTCCGGTATTGCCGCCGCCACCATAATAAACTGTAAAACCATTAGAAGTAGCAGCACTAATTGTGCCGTCGTCGCTAAATGCTTCTGCATTGGTGGCATTTGAAGATAATAATGTATTGCCAAATCCTCTGACAATATCTTGGAGCGCGTTATAGCTACTTCTGCTTCTATTTTTTACCCAAACAAAGTCAGGCTCGAAGGCAAGCCCACTAATTGTCTGGGTGCTGCCGTTGCCGGTGTAGAGCTTGGTGTCGAAGTAATCGCTGCCCTTAAGGATCGTGGGCGTGGGCAGGTTGGCGGTGCAGACTCCTTTATGGTTCGCAGGCGCTGCTGTTTGAAATGCCCTTTGCCCAAAATTTGCAGCCCATAACGTTCCGTTATATCCAGTGACCATAAAAAAGTATGGTCCAGAGGTGAGGCCAGAATATGCTTGCCCTTGGCTTGTTCCGTTTTTGTAAAATGTAAGCGTGCCGTTGTCTGCGTCAAATGCAACACCAATTATGTCGCCTGTTGTATAGCTTGCTCCATAGGTAACAGAAGCCGTGTTGCCTGATTGTTTTTTGCCATCATTTACATAGCCCCAAGTATCTGATGCGCCAATATTTACGGTGAGACTTGCTGCTGCTGTGCCAATACCAATATAAGCAGCGCCGCCAAGTGTGGATAAAGTTCCTTCCCAGTACCACTTGCCTGAAGACATGGCAAACGTTGAGCGAACATTTCTAAACGCCGCTGAACTTTGGCTGAAGTCAAGGTTCCCATTGGCAAGAGTTCCCGCATTATCAAGTGCGTTCCAGCAGCAGTAATTCCCCACCACGGTTCCACCAGCATCGCCGCCGCTGGATGCGGTGCCATTCGTAGGCGAATCCACGAGGGAGTCGATGCGGCTCGAATCATCAATCAATATCGTTGTCGAGTCAATACGAATAGCCGCAATAAAAGATATGCCGGTTCCGTTTGCATTGTTTTTGTACTTTAAGTTTGTTAAGGTTCCGCTTCCGGTTGCTACTGTCAGCCATCCCCATGTACCATCGGCGCTAAAGTTTGTGTAAGAACCGCTGTTATTAATTTGATAACTTGTTGCTCCGTCCGTTGCGTTACCTGTGTATGCCCATATTTCAATTTTTGATGAGTACGCAAGCCCCGGTGTATAAGCAAATTCAAAAACTTGTGAACTGCTTAAAAAATTGCGATGATCAAGGTCGGCATAGCCATCAAATACTGCTTTTACATTTGTGCCTCCAGTGGCATAACTTGCGTAAGGAGTATTAGAAACCTGGAAATTATTCGGCGTCCAGTTGTTCCCATTGGGACTAGTGTCCTTCCCTAATGTGGTGGCGGTGTTGTTGCTGTTGTCGGCAAACTTGAGTTGGAAGCCGTTGGTGCCGTAGGTGCCAGTGTAGGCCTTGGGCTGCCAGATGCCGTTGGCGTCAAATGCACCGAAGCTGCTGGGAGCAAGTTGGAGGCCATCCACCATAAATACGTCGGCCAAGTATCCATTGAAATACCAGTCCGCATTGTTTTGGCGCCTGCCTATTACATGAATTGCTGATGCCCTATTGAATCCATAATCAGTGTTGCTCGGGGCTGTATATGTTGACGTTGTTTGACGGACGTTATTTACATACAAAATCATTCTGTCCGCGCTTGTTGCATTTGTAGCGTCAAACGCAAAAATTATGTGATACCAGGCGGAGCAATCACGAAAAACCGCGTTTGAAGCAAAAATATCAGCGGTTTCAATGCCAAATCGAAATTTATCGTCAGAGCTAAACCAAAACTGTGCGGTCGTGCTGTCTGAATTACCCTCAACACTCATCAAGATTTGAATGCTGCCCAACGCACTCCGCTTCACCCACCCCGCCCAGGTCCAAGTGCGCCTGTTGCCCGCCGATGCCGGGGTGCGGGACAAATACGCCGAGTCTGCGGAATTGAACCGCAAGGATCGAGAAATTGAATAGCCTCCCGCAGTTGCGGCGGCTGTCAAGAGCAGGGGATTTGCGCTTCCTGGAATAGTCATGCTGCCACCTCCTGCAGTTGAGCGTTTGTCAAAGCGTATTCACCAAAAAGTTCAACGGCTTTGGCGTCGTAAGCACGGGCAGCCTCTTCTGCAGTTTTGAACATGCCGATGTGAATCATTTTGCGGTTATGAGTAATGCCAGCGATCCAGCGAGATCCACGGGCATGAACTCCCTTGAAGCCAGAACTGTTGTTTGCAGTCAACTTGCAGTTAGCTTTGTTTGTTTGACTGGTGGCAAGCCGCAGGTTACAAAAACGGTTGTCAGTTTTGTCACCGTTAATGTGATCAATTTCAAAACTCGTAGGATCTTCGCCGGTCATCATGTACCACGCAATCCGGTGCTCGTAAAAGCGGCGCTTTTTGATTGTAATTGTTCTGTAGCCCTTGACCCCAACAGTCGTACCAGCCCTCCGACCAACGCGCTTGGCATTGAAATCGCCCAACCAAGTGAACTTACCAGTTTCCGCGTTGTATTCCAGTCGCTCTTGAAAGAAGCCGAGTGGAGGCATCTTGCGGATGCGATTAACAGTTTCTTGAGGCTCGTAACCACTGTCACTACTATTGAATCTCAGGCTTCTGGGGATGCTGTAGCCAGCCGCAGCAGCAGTGCTTTGCAGCAGAAGAGGATTGGCGCTTCCGGGACCAGCATCAGGTGACGGTGTTGTCGAGGAGTTGTGCCGTAATACGGCTAGTGGATTCTACAAAGTAGGCAATCACATTGACACTGCTGAGCGTCGTACTTACAGACGGTGCACCGCCTTTCCATTTCCATGCAGTCGAATAAGCAACGGTGGCGGCAGTGCCAGAGTTTTGCGTGATGACAATACATCCACTTTGACCAGCGGTGATATTGCTTGGCGTGGCCAAGGTCACAGTGCCTCCAGCGGGAAGGCTGAAGCTAAAGTTATTGGCTGTGGCAAAGTCCAGCGTTGTTGTTCCAGCCGACAGGGCGCCGAGGGCGCTGATGGTGCCTCGTTGGGCAGCCGTGAACGACTGCGCCGTGTTGGTGACCGCCACGTTGGTGATGGCGCCCGTGTTGCCATTGACACTCAACACGCCGGTGTTGGTCACAGCGGTGCCTGCTACTGAGATGCCCGAGCCAGCCGTGACAACGGTGATTGCAGCGGTGCCATCGAACGCAACGCCCTGGATGTTGCGAGCCGTGGCCAGTGCCGTGGCTGTGCTGGCATTGCCCGTCAGGGCTGCAGAGATGGTGCCAGCGGAGAAGTTGCCTGAGGCATCGCGGGCGACAATCGCGCTGGCCGTGTTCGCATTGGTGGCGGTCGTAGCCGAGTTGCTGACCTTGCCCGCTGTTGAGATGGTGGCGAGCTTGGTGTCGGCAATGGCTGCAGAAGCACCAATGTCAGCATTGACGATACTGCCCGTCAAACTGAGTTTGCTATAGGCAATGGCGGCAGAGGCATTGACATCGGCGTTGACGATGCTTCCAGTGAGACTGAGCTTGCCGTAGGTGATTGCTGCACTGGCATTAATGTCGGCATTGACGATTGAGCCAGTCAGGCTAAGTTTGCTATAGGCAATGGCGGCACTGGCGTTGATGTCGGCATTGACGATGGCGCCAGAAAGCACAACCGTGCCGGTGGCATCAGGAAAAGTAATAGTCCGGTCTGCCGTGGGATCGACGACCGCCAAATAGGTTTCGTAGGCATTGGCAGTGGAACCTTCAAAGCCGAATGTGCCGGTTGTGCCAATGAGCAGTTCGCCAGTGACCACACCTCCGGCTTTGGCTAGCTTTTCATCGTCAAGCTCCTGAATAGCAGTTTGCGCATTGGTGGCGGCGATGTTGCCATAAGGGATGACGCTGATGTTGCTGGCAGTTTGGCCCGCAATAGCGTTCGACACGTCAATGTGGTCATACGTGGCGCCGTTAGACACCAGCATGTCAGGCGGGGCCAAGGCCACTGACGGTGCCGGAGCCACGCCTGTGCCAGAATCCGAAACCACCACGTAGTAACGGAGGTTGCTTGCTGATGCAGCAGGCAGCGCACTACCAACGACAAAACCAGCGGCAGAGCCCTGCGTGGTAACGCTAATCACTCGATTAGTATTGGCGTTATAAGCACCTGCATACACCAAGTCGCCGGAGATGACGGTAATTGGCTGCCAGGCGTTACCGTCGAACAGATAGAGGTCGCCGTTTGTCGTGTCAAAGAACTGCTGGCCGTTAAAGTCGGGCGTTGGGAATGTAACAACGCCTGCAGTCGAGCCAGCGCCGCCAAACTTAACTGTTGAGTAGTTGGCGAGTTTTGCACCAGTAATGGCATTGGTGCCGATCAAATTGACCGCGAGCGTGCCACTTGTGATCTTGGACGCCGGAATCTCAGGAATATCGGCTGCCACCAAAGCCGTGGCACTAGTGATATGGCCCTGGGCATCAAAGGTGATGCCGTTTTGCGTGGCGCCTGCAACGCTATTGGCATGATTGAGCACGCCGCTGCCGTTGACGCTCAGGCCGGTGCCGGGACGCATGGCGCCAGTGAGGACGCTTGTTGCGAGAGGCAGGTCCGTGCCAGCCACTGCCGTGCTGGCAGTGATGAGGCCCTGGGCGTTGTAACTGATCTTCCGCAGCGCGTCGGTGACGGGCGTGACAGTGTTGTTGATGACGGCCGTGTCGCCGCTCATCGTCAGGCCGCCACCATTGATGATCACCCCGCCCTTGGCGCTTGTTGTGGCCGTGGGCAGATCAGCGCCAGCGATGGTGCGGTAGCTGACGGCGCCCGCCGAACCAGTGGGGCCCGCAAGAAACTGTCCCGCAGCCCCAGTGTTGTCGAGGCTGGTGCCGACGGTGGCCGTGTCGCCGCTGGTGCTTACTGTGATATTGACGATGCCGCTGGTATCGGCCGAGATGGTATTGATCGAACCAGCGGCCTTGACGGCGTTCCACGTGGAGTTGCGCCAGAGATAGATCTTGGTGGTGTCAATGGCCAGGCCGAGTTGGCCGATAAAGTCGCCCGTGACTGCTTGGAGAGCTGCGAGATCAGCGGCGACAATGCAAGAGGATTGGTCGGCTAGTTTGGCGGCAGTAACGGCATCGGCGGCAATCTTGGCCGTCGTCACCGAATCAGATGCCAAGGACGCTGCAACGATCGAGCCAGCAGCAAAGCTGATCTTGGCGCTTGGGATTTCAGCGTTGCTGATGAGGTCGGCGCCGTAAGCAATCAGGTCGGCAACCGTGATCTTCTTGGTTTCACTAGCGCTAAGATCGGCAACAGCCAGCGCGTCAGTAGCGGCGAGGTCTGCCCCGGCAAGCGCCTGAAGCTCAGTAATTTTCAGGTCGGACAAGGGTTAAGCCTCCTGCTCCAGAAGCAAATACGAGCTGGCATCTTGCTCTAGTTTCAGTCTATCGCCGTTCTCCTGCAGCAGGTAGCTGAGTGCTCCAACGCCAGTGCGGAGGTGGATGGGGCCGGTGGTGATGAAGTCTGCCGTCACCTCGACGATCGTGCCAGGCTGAAATGCAACTGCTGCATTTGTAATGACACCACTAATACTGTAGTAGATTTTATCGTTCAGTTCGTTTTGTTGGCCCGTTGGTGAATAGTTTTCCGTTTTGACGAATAGTTCTGCGTCAAACTCGCTGCCCACTTCCGTGCGCAGGATCAGTTGGAGCAGATAATTGCCGGTTTCGACGGTGGAGTCGAGGTAGTCCCAGTGGCAGGAAAGACGGCCCGAGCCGGACATGAGGCTGCTGTACTGCGTGCGGAACTCTTCCGACAGCGCCGTCACGTCAATCACTTCACGGTTGGTGTTGATCTCGTAAGAGCTGACAGCTCCAAGCAAGCGGAAGCTGGCATTTTCCACCTTCACGCGAATGGGAATGGCAGTGGCGATGGAGGAAAGCGTGATGGCTGTATTCACTTCACCATCGAGGGAAGCTGTGAAGGTGCTGTAAAGCCTGATGCCGCCAAGGTCGTCAACGAAGACAAACCACTTGCCTGCTTTTTGCTTGGTGCCATTGGCCCATCCATCGGTGCCAACAAAATCCAGCACCGCGCCGTTGGTGCTGGCAATCTCCACTTGATCGCCACTAATCAGAAACCCAGGCTCGAAGTCAAAACTGAACCGGCGGCGAGTGGCGTTGACATCGCTGGGGTTGATGGTGGATTGGTATTCGCCTGCGGTGCTTTTGCGGCGGAGCGCCACGCGGCCGTAGGCGCCGAGGTAGGTGGACATTACAAGGCCACTCCCGTCAATGCGCCAGTGCCTTGGAAGCTAATCTGGGCGCTTACCACTTCGCCCACGCTTGCGCCATACGATGCGCTGGTGATAAAGGCATTAAGGGATACGGTTTTGCCCGCAAGGCCAAGAACAAGAGCAATGGGGGAAGTGCTGGGGGCGCCAGTGCTGATGACGCGCTGCACTTGCGTGGCGGCATCGTTGCGGCCTGCATCGTCGGCGTAATACAACAGCGTGGCTGATCCACTGAATGCACGGATGCCAGGCGTATAGCTGCGGTTGTCGTCACCAAGCGTGGTGGTTTCGAGCATGTCCAAGTCGGCTTGCAGTGACCAGGTGGTCACCTTTACTTGGCTGGCTCCAGCAATGCTGAGTGTGCCGTCTTTGCCGGTGTAGAACTTGCTCATGACGTGGTGACGATGAGGCGAACGGTGACGGTGCTTCTACCTGGCTTGACGCTGGCAATGTCGGGGCTCTCTGCATAACGATAACGCAGCCCTGCCTGTGGCACAAAAAACGAAGAGCTGCCGGTCCAGCCAGCACGAGCGTTTTCGGGCAGATCAAACGAGGCGAAGGTGCCTTTGGCGGTGTCGTAACCAGAAAGGAACGAGTCGGCGTCGGAGTCGCTGATGTTTTGGTAGGTGAGTTCGAGGGTGCCGCCAATGCGCTTGTTGCCGTAGAGGATGCGGGCCTCGGCGCCGTTTTGGCTGCGGAACAGTTTCACCGGGTAGTCACCAGGCGTGAAGGTGCGGCTTGATGGTCGGAGGTTGGGAAGCGTCATCAATCCGGCGACAGGTCACTTACCACCGTAAATCCATTGTAAGAAGGTTTTAGCTCATTAGCGACAACGCTGTACCCATTGCTATCCACGGGGAAGTAGCTGGCAGTAATGCGAGCCAAGCCATCTTCGTCAAGGTCAATAGAGTCAACCATATACACAAGATTGCGCGTGGTTGTATTTCTGATGGCAAAGATGGAGCCAAATAGTTTGTCTGCAAAAGGTTGACCGTCGCGCAGCGTGACAGTGATCGAACTCTCATTCACTTGATTGTCGCTGCGGTCCCAGAAGTACACCTGCAGCGACTGGCCGTTGGTGAGCGTGGCGGGCGTGATGATGGCTCCATCGTTTTTAATGATGCCTGAACTGCCGGGCTCGTAGTAGCCAGATTGCGTGACCACGCGGATGAAGTCACCAGGTGCCAGCGACAGGCCGTAGGGCAAGGTCTGGAAGGTGACGGCGTGGGTGCGGTTGCGGCGGGCACTCAGGGCGTATTTGGCGAACAGTTCGGCGTGGTAACGGCTGGTGATGTGGGTGAAATTGAAATCTTCCAGCGGGCCGTTGGGCTGGTCGGTGTAATAGACGACTGTGGTTTGCTCTTGCGGGAAGCGGTTGGGCAGTTCCGTGCGATAGCGCACTGCTGCTCGAATGGGCAGTCGCTCCTGCGCGGGCACATATTCCAACTGGAACGAATCTTCAATGATGTTGCCCTCGGTGAAGATGCCGGAGATTGGCACCGGCACGTCAAACATGGTGTAGTTGCGGGATGGGTCAATGGGAAGGGCTGGTTCAATTGAAAACTTGCCGCCGCGCATGACGAGATTGCAGAGGAGAGATGTGCTGATGCGGGCTAGGTATTCGCGCAGGTTTTGTGGTTCTGTGATGACATCATCAAAGAACAGGAAATTGGCTTCTCAGGAATGAACCAGTGCGGGCAAATTGAGCCTTGTCAATCAGGGAGTCGCTGACGAGGCTACCGGCGCCTGTTTGCGTGTTAGTGAGCAGGTAGTAGGCAAGATCGGTGAAGATATTGGATGAGTCTGGCCCCGTTTCAATGACATTGCCCGCAGATGTGCGGCGTAGGTTTACTACGGCCATGCCGTACTTGGCGTAGATATGGAGCTGTTCGAGCTGGTTTAGTTCGGGCGTGCTGCGGAGCTTGAGGCCAGCCATGGCGCAGCCGGTGTAGCTTGCGGGCGTGTTATTGCGCACCGCCACTGCTTCGTTGATATAGACAATCTCATGCTCTGGCCCATTGTCACAACTGCGCGAGATGAGCGAGCCATAGTGCGACACCTCGGCAATGCCAACGTTGCCTTCAAACACGCGATCGCCAGTCAGTGTTTGGTTAATTGTGATTGGAACTGGCGGAACAATCTCGAATAAATAATCAATTGGCTTTTGATTGCGCAATGTTCCACGGATTGCAAACGTATCGCCACCATTCCACGAGCCGGTAAGTTGCAAGATTTCAATGTTGTCTGGCTCTAGGATTTCCCACCAATAGCTTAGATAGTTGGCTGGAGGATTGTATGTTTCAGGGGTATTGAATACACGCAGTTTCATTTTCAAACGGACAATTCGTCCACCTTGGTTGTAGCTAAGGGCGGTGCTATCTGCATCCGAAAAGGTATATGTGTCTCCTACATTAATGGGGAAGTAAGGCGTTGTTGGAACGTTGTAAAAACGGTCGTGTTCTGCGCCACGGGGGTCTGGATCTTTGTCGATTGTTTTTGTGATGCCGTTACTGAATTCTGAATGGAGTGGCACTAACATCAGGAGCATCAGAGGCGACGGCTCTCAAGAACTTCACGCGAGATGGAGCCGGTGTGGAAACTGTGATGGAGCCCGAAGTGCTGGGGTTGCTGAATCATTTCTGGCGCCAGAGCGAGATTCCTAAGGCTCTCTGCTTTTGCCATCATGAACAAAGTGAAGGCGCCATACTTGGTTGCCTTTACATAGGAAATGTATTCAGTTTTGTCTGGAGCAATGGCACCTTCCGTGTAAAGTCTGTAGCAAGGGCCAAGCACAGACTTCCCATTGATGACCGCCGTGGTATAGGCGCCATCGTCATTCCGCACGTGGTTCAGCTCGCCAGAAGTGATGGGGCGCAGACGAAACTCGTACTGGCCAAATGTATGGGCAATGCGAATTGAGTTGAACTGATCCTGCGGGGCGGAGCCAACAATGGCAATGGGAAAGTCGTTGAGTTTTTCCCAGCCCGAGTTGAAGGCATACGATTGATTTGCTGGCCTGACATATACGTCGAAGAATGAAGCTCGCTGAATGTAAGACTGGTTCGTTCCGGCAGTTAGGGCAATGTTTTGAACGTCGTATGCCCGCAGTTTTTCAACTGACGGCACCGACTTAAAGTTGCAGATGCCGTTGAGTTTGTTCCAGACGTTGCTCTTGATGCCGATTTCCGTTACGTTGCAGCTTCTGCTGTTCTGGAATGAGGCAATGTCTGCTTTGCAGACGGGGAACCAGGACTGGCCGATGTCGTAAATGCGTCCTTCTGGACCTTCTGGCAAATTAGTGTCGGTGTTGATAAAACCTCGGTGGCAAACTCCAACTTTGCCAACGTCGCCATCAAACACTTCTTTGCACACAAGAATTACATTACGTGCGTCTGTATCTAGGCGATCGTAAACGGCATTTGCTGGGCTCCTTGATTCCACTTGGAAGATGCAGTTGCCAATCATCCATTTGGTGCCAACTTTTAGCAAGTCGTCTTGTTGCTCGTGCTCCGCCTGAATGGCATCGCGGATTTGTTTGTTGTCGAGAGAATTGACATCGGGGTTGGCATAGCCGTCTTTTCTGTTTCTGACAATATCTGGATTGTTGATGTCGTAATATAGTTCGTCTCGAACGCGGCCTTCGTTGTAGATGATTGTGATTTTGTCTCCAACACGCACGTCTGCCTTGACGCCGTGGTTACGATCTGCTGGTGCAATTTCTTGCCCATTGAACGCGATAATGCCAAACTGCCGGGCGTAGTTGCGTCCCACGCCAGCCATCTTGGGGTTGCCTGCAATCTGGAATCGTTTGGCCGTATGGCGCTTGGCCAGCTTGCTCAGAGGATGCGCCAGGGGTAGGGGACGATCTTCCCAGTTCAAGCGGTAAGGCGTGCCGTTGGGCAAACCGTTGTATACGCCGAAGGTGGCGCGGTTGGTGAGCGAATAACTATGGCTGAAGCCTGCGCTTTCGGAGCCGCTGGATGCGTGGATGCGGAAGGCATCGTCAGTGGCGGCCTCGCCAATCCAAAAGGTGCCGTAGCGATTGTGGCGGCCCAGTAGACGACTCTCGCCCGTGGTATTGGGGTTGTTGTCGTAGGTGGTGGGGCGATAGATGGAGCCGCCTGGTACAGGCTCACCGCCTGAGTAGTAGTACCAGCGAAAATCAGACTCTTGCAGCGTGTCGAGGGGGGACTGGCCAAGGTAGATGCCAGCGCGGTCCTCGTTGCGTGCGGCTTCTGAGTCGTACGGGCCTCGTGAAATGGGCGATTGCCCCACTGCAAACACCAGTTCGACAGCTTGGTAGCCGCCCCATGAGTACATGCGGCTCCAGACCAGCTTGGGGCTGATCATGATGCCGCCGACGTAGGAAAAGTCGCTGCGGTTGGGCGGCAGTTGGAGGTATCGCTGCCGGGCGAAGACAATGGGAATCGTTTCGCCGTAGCGCGTTAGTTCTTGGTTGCTTTGAAAGCCGTAGGTGGGGGCAAAGCGATCCCGGCCGACGATGCTGTCAAGGCTGCGGTTTTCAATTTGCTTTTGAGCCGCTGGCGGTTTTGGGGCAAGCAAATATGAAGCGCCTTGCAAAACAAGCCCGACAATAAACAAGACGATTGCTGTAGTCTCGTTCTGTACGTCTGGAATGTGCGCATACTCGGCCGGGCGTTCGCGGCTGAGCCAAGCAATCTGCTCCTTAAATTGAAGATATTCTTCTTTGCTACAGCCCAGTTGGGCGATTAGGTCGTGCTCATAGGGAAGCAGTTGCTGCGATAGCAGCGGCAAACTGGTATGGCTCGAAATGGGCGCCATTCCACGCGGTTGACCATTGCTGCCGTCAGTAAAATGCCGTCCTGCCAAGCCACACCAAAAGCGTAATTCTGTTGTGATACAAGGACCACATCCCCATTATACGCTGGCTCCTTGATGCGGTGGCCCCATTTGGCAAGCGCCGTCAACACAAGACGAGGACTACCGTCGTACCAGGCCGGGTTAAATGCTGGTGTGGCAATGGAGAGGCGCTCCAGCACGGCATAAACGAGGTGGATGCAGTCGAGCGCACCATCGGCGTCGGTGCCGTCAGCGCCTAGCCTGTACGGCCGTCCGATGAGGTCGTACATCACCCCAGACGGACTTGCGCTGTTGTTGGCAGCGGCCCGAAAACATCCTCCGTGATACGGCGGCGTGGCACGTCACCCCCTACGGCATCCAGCACAGACGACACCTCCAGGCGCAGATCACTGTCGCTCCAAATGGCGCCAGACACCTGCCCGGCGTAGGAGCTGAGCAGGCGGTAGTCGGCCTTGTTGTCAGGGTTGAGCATGAGCATGTCCACTAGCACCACCCAGGCGCCCTCGACGATCGTGGACGACCAACTCCGGCTGAGTGAGTTGTTTGGTAGTCCAAGTTGCGTGGACTGGTTGTCGCCGCTGCGGTTGACCGTCATGCCAGAGAAGCCAAAAGGCAGGAAGCCGTGACTGTTGCCGTTGTAACTTACGTTTTCGTTCATCCAGAAGTTCTGGAAATACAGCGGCGCAGCACCGTCTGTGCGTGGCTTGAAGGTGAGCATGTGGCCGAGGGCAATCTCGGAGCGGAAGCTAGTGTCCATTAGCTCATGCCAAGGCGGCTACGGGTGGAGCGCGATTGCTGCAGGCGGCGGAGTGTGCGCTGTTCGCCTTGCTGAGCGCCTTGCTGGGCAGCTTGGGCCATGCCACGCTGGAACTGGTCTGCGGTCACATAATCAACGCTGTTGATGCGCTCCACGCTATAACGAATGTCAATGGAGGAGGCATCAAGGGGAAGCCCGCTCGTTGGCCCTCCATTGCTTTCTCCACCGCCTGGGATGACGGCGGCCCCGCGAGCACCAGCAGAATAGCGCGACATGGCGGCTTGCATTTTGCTGGCGGGGATGATGTATTCGGGCTGACCACCTTCGCCAATTAGTGCTTGCGTTGGGCCGGTAACGAAGCCACCGTCGGCAAACTTAACACCGGCATAACTAAATGGGGATATTCCCGAGAGTGCGCCAGCCCCTTCCAGTCCAGGAACGGTCATGGTTCCGGCGGAGAACGAACCACCCGTAAAATCGCCAAAACCGCCACCCCCTCCTAACGAGCCAAGACCACCGACAGCGCCAAAGAGGCCAAGAACTGCCTTAAGCGTGTACATAACCAGCATTTGCGTGATAATTTGCGCGGCCATGTCAATGAAATGATCAGCAATGCTCTGGAACATCGAGGCGAGGGATTCTTGCACGGTTTTTGAACCACTAGCGATGTCCTTAAATGCTTGACCAAAAGCTCCGCCAATGGCATTGGCTCCAGCAACCACTTGCTTTTCTACATTCGTCAGGTCATTTAATTTTTTCTGAGCATCTGCAATACCCTGGGCAATCGCATCCCCAGGCTTTGGTTTTGCTACCTGTTCTATGCCTTGAGCCGTGCTTGCGATTCCCGGCCCCTTCCCTTGCAAGTCTTGCCGAGCCCGCAAGGCTTTCCCGAGAATTTCACTGAGGCGATTGTATTCGTCTGTTTCTCCTTTTGTCAATGCAATACCCTGCGCTTTTCGCAAATTCAAAATCTCAAGCTCATCAGAGTATTTTTTGACCACTTCATTGGCAATTCCTAAAGCTGTCGCGTAGTCTTCTCTTAATCGATCGGCCGTGATTTTTGCCTGAGCCGCCTCTTCCGAGAGTCCTCCAATAATTAGCTGGTTAAGCTTTCTTCTATCTTCCGCGTCTCGCTGGGAGGATTGCAGTCTTTCCTTCAGGGCGAGTGACTGCTTTAGTATTTCGTTGGTTAAAAGTTGAATTTGCGAAGCAGGAAGAGACCGCTGAAGATCAACATTTGCCTTACTGAAAACTGCAATTTTTTGCGCCGCACTTGGATAGAGGTTTCCATTCTTGTCAACTTCCGTTGAAAGTTTAGCGATCCTCTGATTGTTAAGCTCAATAGCGGTTGCAATTTTCATTTCCTGCTCAGCGTAACTGGTTTGCGCCGCAAGAATTTCAGGGGAGGCAATGGAAGAGGTTAGCTCAAGTCGCTTTTGCAAAATTTGATTTTGTAGCTCTTGCTCGGCAGTTGGCACTAAAGAGGCCACATAATTTTCAATGGCCAATTTAAGGCGCTCAATCGTTTGCGCCTCCTGCTGCCTGCCTACGTTAATTTGACTTTGAAGCGCAAGTTGTTCTTTTTGTTGTGCAATAACATCACGCTTTTCGCTGCCGGGTACGCGCCTGGGGGCACCTGCTCCAATGCCTTCCGAACGCCCATGAAGAAATTGAAACTCTTCGCCAGACGGAAGCTTGAATCGTCGCTGTTCGCCATGCGCAGTTTTGGAGCCTTCCATCCATTGAGCACCACCGGCCAGGGTGGCCGCAAAGCGCCCCTCGCCAAATGCATAGTCCCACCCATGGCTACCTCTCCTCTGATGGCCAGCAAAAGTGCCTCCTGGCACCGTCGTGCCACTGGAAAGTGGTCGTCCGTTAACTTGCACGTAGGGATCAAGATAATTTCTTGGAAAGTATCCTCCACCAACTTTTTTCACGTCAAAATGGGGGCCGGTACTGGTGGGGCCAATATTTCCTTGCAAATACGCCCCGGAAACGCTGCCACGTGCTTCCATAACTCGACTGGAAGCCTTCAGCATCATTGAGTTTTGATCAGCCAAGATGTTAAACACTTCTTTATGGAAACGAATGGTTTCCTTTTGAAAACTATTTGCCCGAGCCTCTTCCAAGTCATAGAAAAGATTCATCATTTTCACCCTGTGCTCATGAGAACCTTCAATGCGCTCAATCTCTGCTTGGGTAAAATTCTTGGCAAGTTGATCCTGAAGGCTGTAATAGCTTTCAAGAGATTTTTTCTTTTGGTCTTCACCCGAAAAGGTAATTTTTTGTAATTGTTGTTCTGATTTTTGACGTTCACGATCGGACGCTCGCTGCGCCGCTTCCAGGGCTTTTTGCGCAAGACCTCTCTTCTCCATGGCCGCAGTAAGCTTGTTTTCCGCAAACGCAACACCTGCTTCCGGCGTAATTCCTCGAGCTTGTCCAACAATATCCTTGGCCCCAAACTCTTTGAGAAATTGTTTTTCTTGTTGGGTCAGAGACTGCCAGCCCATCATCGCACCAACCTTCTGCATTTTTTGGTAAGTCTGCAGCAATCTTTCGGCAATAATTACCTCATTCTCCGCTTCTTGCCTTTTACGGGCCAATCCCGGAATATCCCCGAGGTTTGCCATTTCGTTTAAGGTGTAAGCCAATTCTCTCGTTTTACCCTTCGCTTCGTTGGCGGCTTCCCCGATCCCAAAAATCTTTCCAATGACAAAATCAAGGCCAATGAGTATCGCTCCAACAAATAGTCCAGTTATGGCAAGTTTGAGGCCAACCAAGGCAAGTCGAGCGATACCAGAAGCAGCAGGAATCGCCATGAGGCTACCGATAAATTTGTAAACAGCACTTAACGCTGGCAAAAGACCAACGTTGGTGAGCAGCGTAATGGCACCATTTAATGCAGTAATAGCCGCAGTCGCAATAATTGCAAAGCGACCCAGGGGGAAGCGATAAATCTCAAGACGGCTTCAATGGTAGTAAAAATTAGCGGGGCAAGCTGTGCAAATGTTGATGCCAAATTGCCTATTGAAATTGCCGCAGCTTGAATTGCTGGTTTTAGTTGTTGAATGATGCCATAAAAAGCCAGAGCTCGCGGAGAAAGTGTTGCGAGGCCGTCGCCACCCTTGACAAAAGAGCCAGTGAGAACCTTGATGGTAGTGGTAATATCTTTGATCAAACTATTTGCGGCCGGGCCAAATGCAGAAGCAAAACCATTCACAATAGGAGTAAAGCTTTCGTACATCAATTTCAAATTATTTTGTATTTCATTCAACGCACCCTGCAGGGTTTTGGAGGCCAATTGCGCGGCAGGGCCGAATTTATTGTTCATTAAAATTGCGACATTTCCCAACACCTGTTGCATTGCTTGCGCCTTGAAGGCCCCATCTTCCATCGCCTTGGAAAATTCTGGGATGCTCATTTGGGCAGCCTTGGCAAACAATGCCAAGGCTCCCGGAAGCACGTCACCAAGTTGCCCCTTGACTTCCTCGGCCATGATTTGGCCTTTGCTAGCCATTTGCGCAAAAGCATAATTAACCCGATCCACCTGATCTGCGCTTAGACCAAAAGCAGCCGTTGCCTTGGAAATTCCTGTAAACAATCCTTCGATTTCTTGCTGGCTAAATCCAGCGGGCTCCATTGAAGCATATAGTTTGACAAAGCCTTGACGCGCACTTTCGAGGGGCACGTTAAAACGCTGAGCCAAATTTTCAACAAAAGCGGTAGATTGCTCAAAAGTGCCTGTAGCACTAGTAACTGCTTTAAGTTGATTCTGATACGTGGCTAATGCCTTTGCGGCGTCAAAAGCTTGATTTGGTAGATCAGTAAAGAAAGCCAACGCTTTGTAAGCAGCACCATACAAGAAAACCTGCTTTAGTGCCACCCCAAACTCATCCCCAACCTCCGCAATGGCGCCTCCCAGCGGAAGTTTATTTTGATTCAAAAAACCCCTAATTTTATTATATTCTTCCCCAAAAGACTTGATTGCCTTTCCCGCCGCAAAATAACCTGTGCCCAATTCTGTTTGGGCCGGTCTATATGGGCGGCTAGGAGCAAGCATGCCTTCGACAGGAAAACCATCGGGCGGAACAAATCCTCCTCCTGCGGGTGGCATCTTTCCACCTCCCCCGTTCCTCCCGCAGCGGGAAGTGCTAGTTGACGTTTCGGGACAGCACCAGGCAGGGCAGGCTGGACAACATTACCCAAATCGCGCACGGAAACTTTTTGCGCCATACCTGCCCTGATTTGCGATTCAAGGCGAGCCATAGCCTGATCTATCTTTACACGCACAGCAGCTTCTGCTGAATCAAACAAGTCAACTACTTGTGTTTCAATGCCAAATAAATAGCGTTCCGCAGCACGAGCAAAACGCTCGCGCATGGAAACAATAAATCCACTTTGAAGGGAGACGATTTTACCTCCTTGATTATCGCCTGTGCCACCTTGCGGCATTGCACCCATTGCCGCAAAATCAAACCCTCCCATCGGCAAACCTCTGTAAGCTGGAGGCAACGCAGAAGTGGTTCTTCCCGGAAGTCCTCGATATGCCGGGGGCAGAGCGCCAAAGGCATTGCCGCCGGCTTGAGGGAGCCCTCTATAAGCCGGAGGCAGGGCGGGAAGCATCGATGGGAAAGAAATGTTCATTGACTGAACACGTCTTTCCAGGTCTCTGACCAATACGTTGATAATTGCCTGTGATAATCGCCCCATTGCGGGGCCAATATCGCCGCTAGTAATTGAAGCGATGCCAGCTAGAATCCTGTCGGCAATGCCTTCAAGAATCTGGCGCGTTAAAGAGCCAATGGCCCCTCGGACAAAGCCGGAAGAACCAGCCACTCCGCCCACTGCAGCAGCGCCAATCAATGCCCCTAATGTGCCCGTGCTAAATGCTTGGTGCATCGCCTGAGCGGTGGCATCTTGCACAAAGTTGGTCAAACCAGAGGTATCGCCAATGGTTAGACGCCCTAGTTGCTTGGCCATCTCAAACCTACCACCACCTGCCAGACTGGATAGGCCAGCGGTCGCCGCCCCTCCAAGTGCGCGTGCTCCGCCAATGGCTGCACCAGTCGCCCCGCCACCAAGCAATCCAAGCAATCCACCTTGAGCACCGGGCAAGATTGATCCCTTTATGCCGTCGTGCATTGCGCGTTGGAATGACTGTCTAATCTGCGCTGCCAGAGCTCGTTCTAGTGGAGCAAACGCCGGAGCGATGTTGCCAGCAGTAGTCAAACCCTCATAAATAGCGCCAATCACTGCATTGCTTACTGCTCTGGCAATAGTGCGTTCGGCTTTGATCATGCCGGCTATAAAGCCTTTTTCGAAACCTTCGGCAGCAAATTTGCCTAATTTTGCAGTTTCTTTTGATGGCGAAGCAATGCCGAGATCAGTCCTAAGACCTCCAAGTAATGCCTCTCCCATATCGCGGCCAAGTTTAGCCAGCGTGCTATCGGCATCTTTGAGGGCATTGGAAATCCCCGCCTTTGCATCATCACCAATAGAACCAAAACCGGCAAATAAAACTCGCTTCAAATCTTCGGTAGACGAAGCTGCTCCTCGCGCTAATTCCTGAAAAGGAAGGTTTGCTGCTCGCGCAAATTTGTATAGTGCTTGAAGTTGTTTGCGTGAGGTATTTTCATCAAGAATCAGGCCACGCAACCCCTGTGGTCCAGCGGCACTGCTGATACCAGATAATCCCCGCGTAGCTTTTGAAAGTTGATTGATTGCTTCGGCTAGATTTTTAGCCTTATCAATTTCACCGCTTAAATTTGTATTGATTTCAATGTTGAATTTTTTATTGCCTACATACGTGCGGAGTCGTTGAAATTCAGAACTAATACTTTTTCTGTCAAACCCAATAGGCAGATTAAGGCCTTGCCCGCTCAGTTCGGTGCCAATGCCGGCAAGTTGACGACGCAGTGTTGTAAGGTCAAGACTTACCCTTAGCTGAAGTTCTGCGCTTTCGGCTGCCATTTTACACGACCACTATGCTTTCATTCTATAGTCGCCACTATTGATTTCGCCCAGCAAAGGCCTTGAGCTCATCAGCCAGTAGGGCGATTATCTTTCCATTAAGTATTCTCGTCTTCATTAAACGCTGTAGCACTAACAGACTTTCATCTGTCACGCCATCATCCTTGCGTATTGCTTTGGTATCAAAGGGCAAGAAATGCTCTGGCTTGATGGCGCTTTTCTTGCCTCCCATCATGCCGGATGCCATTGTACCTAGTTTTGCCACGGCTATGCTTTGAATGTTATACTTTGCGGCTTCGTGCTTTTCAAGATATTTCAATGCAGCTTGAACGTCGGTCATTCGCTGCCTGCCAAAATTCTTTGCGCTCCATCGATCATCCCTGAAGTCGGATGAAGACAGGCGAAAGTACAAATCGTTCCAGTTGGTCAACGAGGCCAGAAACTTTCTAGCCCTTGCCTCTAACTGTTCCGCGACTGAACCGTAGTTTTCTTCTGCGCTTTTTTTGCTTCTCCAGCCTCCTTGACTTCAGCCGCCTGCTCGGAGGCAATAAAATCAACCACTTGTGCGGTGACGCGACGCGGTAGCATAGCCGTATCCTCACTACTCCAGTCCGCAATATCTTGCCACTCTCCGTCAATCAACCCTTGCCCCCGAGAACGAATGAAGGCGGTGACCATGCGTGCGTTGGTCGCTTCTACAGACGAGCTATTGGACAGCATGCCCAGGGTTTCTTCCGTGAAATCTGCAAGCAGTTCAGCCTCGGAAATATGCCCACCGCCCTGAAGAAGGGTGAAAGCTTCGTCCAGGTCAATGCCCTTAACAGTGGCAATGCGTTTTGCTAGTTGCACGGCCTTGATTGTTGCCTGGCTCTGAATGCGGCCAATTTCTTCTTGCTCGATTGCTTCGGCCACTAACCATCCGCCAAATTTTTTAAGACGAAGACTGGGCGACAGCTCGCAAAAGCCTTCTTCTTTGGTCTCAAGCAGAAAACTGTACTTGCTCATGATCGAGAATGTTAAGGAGAGCGTTGAATACCTTCACTCGCTCAAAGCTTGAGCGAAACTGAGGAGGCACTTCAACGAGAAAAGAATGGTAGTCGTTCGCAATTCTAATGGTCGGCCGCTTGCAGGAAATAAGACAGAGAATACCCACCTCCATGGCGGCGCCATCAGCGACGCAGTTAATTGCGTGAACCGTCTCGTCGAGGCTGTGCAGGTAATCAATTTTCATGATCCCAAGAAAGTTGCGCGAATGCGGTCTAACAGTTCCTTTCTGAGCAAACTACTGTTAAATTTCAATGGCATTGCCACGTCATCAGTCCATTGTCGTGGATTGCCAGCACTGGTGCCCTCTCCTTCGTGTACATCTCGGGCATAGTAATAGCCAGAATCTCCGCGAGCATCCCAACTCCAGTGTGCAGAAGGTCCTGAGCCTGTCTCGCTAATCGCATAGCTTCTTTCGCCACTCTTGTAGAGCTCACCATAATCGACAATATCCCTAAGAGCTCCGGCTTGCGCAAGTCTTATAGGGGCATTGGGATTTTTGCGCTTCGTTTCCCTATCGTAGGCCCAGATTGGATTGTGGAATTGATCATAAAAATGATCGTTCACATTTTCCCTGGTCCAAGCATTAAAAGCCTGAGCTAACTTGCGCTCAATCACTTGAGCATTGATCACCCTTGCCCCTGTAATTGTAAAAATACTCATTCGCGATAAAGAGGGCGCAAAATCAAGTCTGGAATGACAATGCGACAGCGCTCATAAGCCACATCATTGCCAGGAAAAAATCGCAAATTACAATCTGGAAACCGCCTAACCATTCGGTCCATAGCATCACTGATTTGTTTGCCACTTGGTTCATATTGCATAAGAACAACTTCCCACAATTGCCGCACCTTCACTGTCCCGCCCATGGGCGAACGCGGACGCGGCTCTGGATATTGACGCATGGTCACCTCTAGGCCAGTCACCTTCCACTCTGAAGGCACGCTTTTTTGTCCCACCACATACACTGCCGGAATCGTGCTGTTGTTGGGGAGGATATAGGTGCCGATTAAATTAGGGGCGGCGCCAAGGAGATCGGTGACCACCTCCCTAAGCTGAAGAATGTTCATAAAAAAAGCCCCTCCATATGGAGAGGCTAGCAAGAAAAACGATGGAAAGATCAGTTGGGAGCTGACGGAATGATGCTGCCCGATGAGGTGGCGGCCTGGTGAATGCCAATACGACCGCGACTGATCAAATCAAAGGTGACCTCCACGAGGTTATCGGCAGGATAATTCTCGTTGTAGTTCATCACGCGACCCACATAGGCCACGCGATCGTAGTAAAACGTGGTGCCGCTTGAGCCAAGTTGCTTGTTGATTTCGACATACACTTCAGCAGTCTTGTCGTAACGACCGGTGGCGATCACCTGGAAGGCTTCGTCGAAACTATCGGGTACGAAGGTCGTACCGTCCACATCCTTCTGAAAATAAGAAGTGATAGAGGCAGTGGCCTGCGAAGTGACGATCACGCTGTCCGAGAAGCCGCCGCCGCCCAGCAGATAGAACTCTGTGTTGCCATCGTTGAAGGCAACAGAAGCTGTGGTGGCAGCTTGAAGAGTGTAGAGGGTGGGAGCGCCGCTAACAGTAAAAGTGGCGCCACTCTGGGTGATAACGGGACGACCAGAAGCAGTGATAACGGAGCCAACGCGCACAATAACGTCTTGGCTCTTAACCAGCTCGGTGGGATGATAGAGCATGAGAAGATCCTCAATGGAAAGAGAAAGTGGTTAAGCGTCAGACGTTCTGAACGCTTCCTTTGCCAACCAGTCTAAAAATGCCCCGGATTGGCGTGCCGAGAAACTGCCAATAGTGTTCAGCAATTTGCTCGTTGGGCAACAGTTCAAACCGTCCTTCCCTCCCATTGATTGTTGCTGCAGCGGAGCTTCCAGGAGTGATGCCGGAAAGGGCTAATGGTGAAGTTAGCCTTCCTTCCATGTACACTGCCGTATTATCAGCCCCAAGCAAATAATCAAAACGAGGATTCTGCTTTTGCTTCAACGAGGCATGGTATGTGATGCCAGTTGCCATGGCCACATAATTGCCAGTGGTATTGTCGGCCACATACCCAGACGCAACTTGCCACACCAGGGTGGCATTAGCAAGTGGCGCAAGGGAGTTGGTCATACAACAAAACCAATTGAAGAAGCACCAACGACGGTTTCAAGCATGCGTTTGAACTCTTGGCCATATTGAGTGGCTTCAAGTCCTTTGCCATAAACCTTGCCATCCGTGGCACCAATTTGAATGCCCATTTGTGCAAGTTGAATGGCAATAATGTGTGCGGCTAGGTGCTTGGTTGCGCGATCGGCTTGATTGCCGAAAACGTCGCCAACATCAGCCGCTGCCTCTGTGATGGCCCCATTCACAATGCCCGATGGATGGGGAGTGAATTCGGGGAAGCGATCTAAGAAGCTGGCATAGGTGACGGCCATGATTAGGCTTTCCCAATGCGAATGGCCTCAAGACGCTTGCTGATGGCATTGCGCACCCTCACCCGCCCTTCCACTTTTTTCCAGCTTTGAAGCTGTTCTTCATCGTGCATGATTTCAATCATGCGGATTGCGTCGGAAAGTGAAAGATCGACAAGGGTGGATACCTTCTGGGGGATGTCCTGAACAGTGGGAGTGTCTTTCAGCTCTTCAATGGCGCCAATCGCCAGAAGACGCTTGACGGTTGCATTGCTACGTGCCTGAGCCCATTTGGTTTCTGGCACGTCTGAATTCACTCCCGGACTGAGCTGGATCATGCCAACGTCTGTAATGACGCCGAGTCCCCCTTCACGAGGCGGATTTTCGAGCTCGGGGCGATAAGCGATCAACATGGAAATGTTCGATAAGAACTGCTAATCAGCTTAACGCCCCTTTCATGCTCAGTTATCTTGAACGTAAATGACGCTCTTGGGGTAGTAGAGGGCCACGCCACCCACGCGAGCATGGGCGGGAACGATGAATTCCAGACCGCGCTGTTGAGGGGGGAACAGTTCAAGGGGTTGGGGCAGGTGCAGTTGCACCTTCTGAGGATCGCGCTTGTACACGACCATGCGGTTCTTGGTAAGCGAGCCGTTGCCAGCTTTGAGCTGGTTGATGGGCTCAACGTTGCGGATGTAAGGGTTGGTGCGCAGGAAATATTCCAGCACAGTGACATCCGAAGAATCGCTATTACGAGTGGTGCTCACCTTGCTGTAATCCTCAAAGGGCATGAGGATAGTGTCGGGCTCTTCTTTCATTTGCGAGCCATTGACAATGGCAGTCACGCCATAGTTCAAAAGCTCAAGCATTTCCTGAGCAGTGGTGCCGCTATCGGTGAACCACTTATCGGCAACCACAAGGTCAACCGTGGAATTGTTGAAGAAACCAGCCAAGCCAACGGAGGACTCACCGAACATGGCAATGCCTTCCACTTTTTCTTCGTAAGCACGACGAACGGCGGAAGCGCGACGCTGCTCAAGGGCGATATTCGCCATTTGTGCAGCACGAAGTTCTTGAACGGTGTAGCCAAACGAACCACCGATCGAGCGGATGTTGATGCTCTTCTCGGTTTGGCTGATGTCGGCACGAGGCAGATCATCGGCGGCGTCGGAAATCACCTTGAAATCACCCGTGGCATCCATGATGCGGTAGGTGAAGGTTTGTGCGCCAGGACCAGCCTCGCTGGTCACGGGCAGGATAGTGGGGTATTTGATGTCAGCGTACTGAATCTCAAACACCTGCGGGCGGATGTACTCAAGCTGACGCGAGAGAAACAGACCCGCTTCATCCATACGAAAATCAGACATGGGAGGGCCTCCTATCAGGAATTGTCAGCGGTGAGGGTGAAGGCAGGACCGTTAAACTCAACGATCGCCAGGCCAGAGCCGGTGACGGAAGTGAGATAACGAGCGTTCGAGAGAACAGCAGTCTTGCCCGAAAGCGATGCGCTACGCAGTTGACCCGCGTACTGCACGCCAGTGGCTGTGTGGATCACACGCACGGCAGTAGCCGGGGTGACGGAACCATGCACATACATGGCCACTGCACCTTCGTTAGCCACGTTCATTGCCTGAGCGGCTTTCACGCCGGGACGGCTGTTGGCGTCGGCAGCTTTCTCGTCTACATAGGTGAGAACATTAACACCCACCACGGTTTCAGAGGTGCCACTGATGGTCTTAGCGGAGTTGGCAACAGTGCCGCCACTAGCAAAGGTGACGATATTGCCAAAGGGAATGACAGCACCCGTCTCATTGATATAGGTGCCAATGGTGTTGTCGCGGATGTCGGACAGTTGGCCTTCCTGAAGGGCAGTCAGCTCAAGCGCATAGCTTTGCTGAACACCACCTGCAGCAGCCGTGCCCGAAGGGGTAAAAGTGACGGCCATGGATCAGCGCTCCTTGGAGATGGAAAGGGGGGTCTTCCAGGCGTTCTGCAGGCGCTCCATGTAGGAAGACGGTGCAGAAGCAGGAGTGGCGATGGAAGCAACGGCTTTGCGCAGCTCATCGGTGGTGGCAGAATCGCTATGAGCGGACTCGGCCAGAGTGTCAAACATGGCTTCCACGTAATCGTCGGAACGCTCCGACAGATCAAAAGAGTCGCCACGCACCGCCTTAATGGCGGCTTCCATGATTTCACGAGCTTTTTTGCCGGTGAAATCAAACTCGCTATCCAGGGTGGCGCGAGCTTTATCAATCAGAGCAAAACGCTCCTCAACAAGCGAATCAACATTCACTTGAGCAGCAGCTTCCAGATCGGCCTTGGCGGCTTCCAGTTCTTGCTCCAAGGCATCAGCGCGACCTTCAGCGGCATCGCATTTGCCCTTCATCTCTTTGCCCATGGCATCCATTTCTTCCTTCATTTTGGAAGCTTCGGCCATCATGGCATCGTACTTCTTCTTCATGTCCTCGTAGGACATCTTGGCGTCTTCGCGTTCTTTAGTGATCGCCAGAGCAACGCTCTCGCTCACCTCAAACTCGGCGCCATCAAAATTGACTTTTGCAGTCATAGATGGGTCCTCAATGGAAAGTAATGATGGATCTGCGGCATCTAGACGATCTAGATGAAGCTTCACCTGTGGGCCAGCCCGACCCCTGCGAACCACGGCAATGTGATTACCATTGATCATCCGTTGGATGCCATCGTAATTCTCGCCTGTATCCGCAACGCCGGGCGTAGGGTCAAATTCAACCCTATAGCCGGCACTGACTTCTTTTGCATCGCCGCGCATGATCTTTTCGATGGCGTCCTTATCCGTAATGGTCATGACAGCACGAACAAAGCCGTTGTCATAAACCACTTCAGTGCCAGAAAAACCAATTTGATAGTTTTTCGTGTTGGCGCTATCAAGAAGAATGGGGGGATGTTCGAGAGTGACAGCCTTGCCCGCAAAGGAAGCGAGGCTCTCTGGCGAACTTACTTCTTCCGCTGGACGATATTCGCGACGAACGGAACCATCGGCATCGGTGTACATTTGCACACCAGTGCGTGCGATGGTTGCCCAAGCGCGGAGATAACCCTCAGGGGTCATCTCATAACGCTCGATCGGCGCAACATCGTAACGAAAAGAAGTTTCGCTCATGGTATAAAACTAGCCAATGGTTTACAATAATCAAAACATTTGTCCCATAGGCGGCACAGAAAATGCGGTTTTTGATGGCCAGCAGCACCAACGCTCTGCGGATGCCTCATCACCAGCGCAAGCTAGTCGTGGCCGAACGGCTACGAGATGCGCGACTAAACAGTGGACTTTCTCAGCGAGCCATTGCCAAGGAGCTTCATATTGGGGCAAGCACTTACTGCCGCATGGAACGAGCCGAAACAGAACCCTCGGCAGTGCAACTTGCCACCCTCAGTGGCGTATATGGAGTGTCGGTGCTTTGGCTATTGGGAATGCCTAGTTTTGTTTTGAACGCTGGTCAGTCATCGTCATCGTCTTGAAGATCACGAATTTGAGCCTCAATGCTTTCCATGACATAAGCCTTGGCAATGGCCTCGGCCTCGAAGGTAAGCATCTTTACTGGTTCAAAGTGTTCGTCGGGCTTCTCGTAGAAGGTTTCCACAAAAATATGAGTTTCGTCAAGACGCCCATTCTTGAAATGCTGTTGTTCAATCAATCGCCAATGAGAAGTGCCGCGATGTTCGTGAGCGGACAAAATGGCAAGCGCCTTCATTAGGCCAATGCCATCTTCTTCTTCTTCCTCAATCACCCGGACGTATTCGCTCATTGTCCTTGACGACGACTTTCCACCATCTTAATGATGCGTGACGCCCACGACCTTCCCGCGTTTCCGCCCCATAATTCCCACGCTATATATCCAGCGTCATTTTCTCCTCCACCTTTATTCTTTTCGTGGCGAGAGAAGAATGCGGCCATGCGCTTAATCGTCTCGTAACTCACGGCTTCGCCATTGGCCAAGCTAGTGGCTCTTGCCACGCCACTACCAATGCCCTGCTTGCCTGCCTCCTGAGTGGTCAGTCCGCCTTTGCCATATTTCCTGCGAAGTTCGAGGCCACGACGCGCTGCGGCACGAACAGACGATGGAGGGGAAAATGATTCGGCGTCGCCCCTCAGTCCTTTGGGCAGGTATTATCGCCTTCTTCCTGCATGGCCTCTTCTTCCTGTAAAATTTGCTGGATGAATCCACGCAAATAGTCTTCACTGGCGTCCTTTTTCTTCATTGCCATGCCCGCTTCTGACAGGGCTACGGCCACGGCCTGTTTGTAATTAGTAATTGGTTGACCGCTGCTGCTTTTAAGTTTTCCCTCTTTGAACTCACGCATAACCTCAGAAATCTTCTTCTGCTTTGCAGACATCTTTTTGGCGTCTGCGCGATCGTTTGTCGCTTCTTCCATGGCGCTTGATCCTTCTTTAAAAGTGGTAATGGGTCCACCAGCTTCCCAGTCTACACAAACCCTGCTTGCTGTACAGGTGATGTCATAAAGCGTGCAATATCCACTAGCGTCTCCCATGTCGCGAAAGGCACCACCAAGACTTGTAATGTCAAACGATCCATGTCGTTGAATACATTCTTGAATTTGCTGCGTGTCAATATAGTTTTCGCAGTTGTTGCAACGACGAGAAAGAGCATCTGCCAGCCCCACTTCCCATCGCTTTGCCAGTTCTTTCCAGAAGGCGGCATTAGGGAGCGATGGATCAGCGGGGCCAAGCATTGCGTTGGCAATGGCATATCGATGGTGTTCACGGTTGACCGAGGAGTCAACAATGCAAGAAGGACACTCCATGGTCAAGGCGAAGTCTGGCTTTGCATTGTATTTTAGCCTCCCGGGCTCAGTGCATCTTTTGCAAATGAAATCATCGGCACTCTGCTGCCGCCCTGTCACTTGTGCGGCAATGCCAGCAAAATCATTCCCTCGATAGTATTCCTCAATCGTCATTTCATTGAGGTTGGGCAATTTCACTTCTGCGTGGTAATCCATGCAGCACAAGCGAATGTCACCATTCCACATGATGTGAAGCCATTCGTCAAGACGGCTGCAATGGAAAGGAGCATTGGGACCAATGTCTCTCACAATGCCAAAATTATTGTCCCCTGCACTGCGTTCATCCCGCTTGATTGTGCCCGCCCGATCATGGTAGGTGAAATAGTCAAGATCAATCCAAGACAAATCAAAGCCATGATCTTGCGAGAGCTTATACCAATAAGCAAAGTATTCCTGCCGAGAGAACCAATGACGTCCAATGCCCGTGCGAGAAGAACCGCTGCCACGCACTCGAACGTTGAGCCTTCCCTTGGCTTCTTTGATCAAATGGAGAAGATTGGCAGTGGATCGCTCATGATTGATCTTCATAATCTCCTCATGCGACGCTTTATCAATGCCATGATGGCTCACCCAAATCTCGTGGGGCCTGCCCTCAAGCAAAGGAATTAGACGATCAGTATTATCTTTTGATAGTAGAGCTCCATTTGTTGAAAGCTCTAGAAGTGCCCCTGGAAACTTCTCTTGAATTTCTTCGCACAGTTCAAAAATGCGTTTATCAACAAAAGGCTCTTGCATGAGATAGGGGCAAATCTTTCCTCCATCTTCAATGTTGGCTTTCCATGGCAAAAGCATGTCGAGAATCCGCGAAAACAATTGCCTATCCATCACTCCATAGTTGGAATGATGCCAACTTTCTATCCATGGACAAAACACACAATTTGCATTGCATGCTGCTTGTGTTTGAATTTGAACGTTCTTGAGACGGGAATTCATCGGATGCGTGATGGTGAATCTTTGTGAAATGCAATGGGGGGATGCGTATAGCTTTTCAAAAGAGGCAGGTGCTCTCGCCTATAACCAAAAAGATGATGGTTGGAATCGCGCATGCTTTCCATGTTGGCGATCATTTGCAAATCAAGTGGCAAGTACATTGTTGAAAAAATCTTCAAAAGCTTATCAAGACCTTGCTTCGTCACCAAATAGCCATCGGTGCCGCAAACATATCCCCAAGTGAGCCCTTCCTTGTTTCGCACGCTGCGATCATTAAAGAACACCAAATCAGCATCATCCGGCACTTCGAGCACTAGCTTACGCATCACCTCTGTGTCATCCTCAAGGACCACTAAATGGTCCAAACCTTGCTCCTTGGCATGGGTCCAGAGGCCAATGGAAGAGGCAATCAATGCGGCCTCTCCCACGCGATGCAACACATCTTTGTCGTCGTCTATCTCCCATTCAATTGGCACCTGACTCATGGCACTCATCTCCTTCCTAGATAGCCCTCGACCATCTACGGCCGTCCACCATACAAACTGTTGTCCAATTTTTTCCATGGACGCCGCGAATCTAGGACGCCTTTCATCGTTTAGCAGGCTAATGCAAAACACGGCTTGGCCTTCGCTGAAGTCAAGCCACTGAGAAGAGCGGCCAGGGAAGTGCGTGGTTCCCTGGCCCTCAGTCTTTTTTGCGAAGCCCTTGACGGCGGTTTTCTTGGTTTTGACGAGCAGTTCCCTGATAGTGGCGAGCATTTGCTTTTGAATGAAGGGCCAGGTGAGCGGTTCTTCGTGCATGCGCTGATAGCACCAATCCCCTGCCTGCTTCAGGAGACTGCGATCGCGATAGTAGTGATCGAGAAGCAGGGCCATGCTATCAGGCTCTGGCAAGGGCCTTTCAAGACCATAGTTCCTGTCGGTTTCCGAACCATGACAGGCAATTCTGGGCACGTCGTAAAAGATTTCTTTGAGGCTGGTATGATCCGGCACCAATTGAGCCACCCCCGTGGCAGCATGCTCCGTATTAACCAGCCCCCAACCCTCGCCAATGCAGGTGTTCACGCCAATGTCCACTGCGTTGTACACCTTGTTGAGCTGTTCAATGGGAAGGCAGTTGTCTGTTGAAAAATGCGGACTGGTAAGAATGAGCTTGCCAGTAGGATCGTAACCCTCGTCTCTTGCCACTCTCTTGAATAGTGGCACGAGGTCCCAGCCCATGTCTTTTTTGCCCATATTGAGCCACAGTCGAGCATCGGGCTTGTCTTTTGCAAACTTGACGAAGCCCTTGATGGTCAGATCAATGCGCTTGCGAGGTTGGTTCCTGTTGCCATTGAACACAATAAAGACATCCTCCGGCACTCCAAGCTCTTTGCGGCATGCAGCTCGGTCTAGTGGGAAGAATTTTGAAAAGTCGGTGCCGTGGCCGATGATGCGGATTGTATCCTTGTAACCAATCTTTTCAATTTCTTCGGCGCCAAAACGAGTGTAGGTGGCAATGCCGTCCCACTGTTCAAGCGCTGGAAGCAGCTCGGGAAAGATGCCATAACTGTCGATCGGCGTGTAGACAAACCATTTGAAGCCAAGGCTTTCCTGGAATGGTTTAGCCGCCTCCCATAGATTGATGGCGCACCAAATGTCATTTGTCACCCACACCAAGTCTGGTTTGATCACCTGCAGCAGTTCGCCAATGCGATGAGAGCCAAAGGGATCGGTGCCATGAGCCATGGCGGGATACATCTTGCAGCATTTCTGCAGTGGCGATGGGTCCCCGTGCCAATTTACGGCAAGTACATGCACGTCATGCTTTTCGGCAAGCGCCGGAAGCAGATATTCGGCCACACGCCCAAAGCCCGTTTGACACCCTGCATCACCAGCGTAAAGAATAGTAGCCACAAGGAAAAGAATCTCGCTAGATCCTAGTGGGCAAGTTCAAACTGGCACCGTGGCTGGTTGCTGCCTGAAATAGCGCACACTGCATCGGCATCTGGCCCCGCATTCGCAGCGACGGCCGGGCAGTGGCAAAGTTCCAAGGGAAACTATGCCTTGGGCGGCATAGCGGAGACAATCGTCGCAGTGCTTGGCTTGGCTGTCCAGGATGCGTTGCATGAGGCTGTAGCCTTGCTGCTGCTGCCGAAGCTCGGCTCCCTGCCAGTAAGAACCACGAACGCTTTGAGCGTATAAGCCAATGCGAGCCAGAGCCATGGGAGCAGAAACATTCCCAGAAAGCAGGTCCCGAGCAAAACTTTGAAGATAAGTGTATTCTTCACGAAGGCGCTGACCGATGCGCCCATACTCCGCACTGCCCATATTGGCTCTACCGCCATAGCCCACAAGCGCTGTCTGAATATGAGCAGCCTTAAGCGATTCCCTGACACTGCCCTGCCACTGGTCAAGCGTAATTTGCTCATCAATCAACATGCGAGTGAAGCGGCGCAATGATGCGTCAAGCGTGTCAATGCGCCTGTCAACAAGCTTCTCCACTGCGGCCTTGCTGAGAAACTTGCCCTTTTCATCGCGATAGCGTCCAGAACGCTGATCATAAGACCATTCAGCATCCATCCTGCTGGCCAGTATTGATGCCGTGAAGTGAGCAAGATCATTCAGCATCGCTAGCTTCCAGGATGTCCTTAAACCGTTCGGGCGCTTCCTCTTTCCATTGTTTCAAGGCCGTATCAATGTCAGCTTCGCTAATAAAGGCGGCCTCATCAATGTCTCCAAGCATGAGGCCTTCCACTTTCACGGGCTCGATGGCGTCCACTTTGCTGCTGACCATCTTGGCCGCTCCCTTGCGCTCTGGATTGGGGTCGGCCTTGCGCTTGCGAGCCACGATCGTCTGCCTTTCTTCTTTGCTCATCGCTTCGGCCTTTGCCTTTGGCAAGCACTTTGGCTTGCCCTCTTTCTCGCTGCGCCCACCGCAAGCGCCAATAATCTCCCCATTGGCGCCAATCCTCACCCATTCTTCCTTGAACCATTGATCAAGATCATCCACGGCAATATCACCATCGTCTCCCTTAAAGCCACTGCCCGAACCGTGCTTTTGCTTGTATAGTTCTTTATATTTTTGAACCATATAGCCACTGGCATAAGCGCTTGGCCACACCTTGAACTTAGCCTTGGCCGCTGCAATAGCTTGCTGATGAAGGTCTTTGTCTTTGAACTGAATGTCTCCACGGGCATGTTCTAAATCGCGCTCAAGAAACAGGCCAGCTTCATCTTGAACCTCCCTGCTCCTATCCATTGGAAGTGTGCCATTTTCTTGATTCAGGGGATCACGACCACCAGGGGGCACGGCAAAACCACCCCCTTTCTGAGTGGAACCACCCCCTCCTTGAACCGGCAGTTCTCTAACCACCGATGGATCAAGAGTAAGCTCCATTGACCACTCAGAGCCCCCATAGCGGGCATCCGCCACCTCCTTGGGAGTCAGCACGCCAAGCTGGATATAACGCCCGTCTACGGCCGCCACACGAGCCCTCACGTCGGCCTTTTCCCTTTCATTCAGCTCAAACAAATCATTGAAGGAGATACGCCATGATTCCGGCACTCGTCCATTGGTCGGCCCTGTTTTGCTCAGCATGATGTAAGTCATCAGCTTTTTGAGAGGGCGATGGAAAGTGGATTGTTGGTAGTCCGCCAGCGTCTTGGCAAAGTCTCTCTCTTCGCTCCTGCCGGTAGAACCAAGACCGCTAGGACTTTCCCCAAACAACACAGTGTGAGGAATCTTGGAAGCGCCAATAATATCGACGCGCATTTTCTCAAGAATTTCTCCTACGCCCCCAAAATTCCTGCTGATAAAAGCAAGCTCTTCTTTCTCCGCGTCAATGGCATAGCCGCGATACACACTCTTGCTCATATCATTAAGCACCAAGCGATCGCGCACATCCTTTTCTTTTCCTGCAGCAAGCATTTGCGAAAGGCCGCGAATCTTATGCACAAAAATATCAAACTCACTCAGCAGGGTGGCCGCACTATTAAGACCAGTCCAATAGTGTCTAAAGCTCTCATAGACAGTCTGCAAACTGCTCATTCCCCACCCATAGTTCCTTTGTCGAATGCGATAGGGAAGCCAGTCACCATCAAACCTCAAAATCCTATCCTTGTGGATTTTTGTCAACTGTGGTTGGTTAATGAGATCGCCAGAGATGATTTGGTAATAAGTTGCCTTGGCATAGTCGTAGAGATTGTCTTCGTTGATGATTGGCGCAATCTGCCAACGATCCAGCACTTCCATGCCTTCCACGCGATAAATCTTGCTCTTGTCCACTGGCTGGTCAGCCGCTCGCCCGTCATCAATGTATAGAAGCAGCACTGCTCCGCCATAGAGCCTGGAATTCTTGGCGGCAAGCATGAAGTTCTCAAGGATGTACAAGTCCTCGATCACTTGCTCAATGCCCACCACTTCCTCGGCGGCTGCACCTTCTCCGCCAAACAGCACCTTGAACCCCTTGCGCGTGGCTTGCTCGGCGTAAATATCGACGATGCGTCTGGGCAGCCATTCACCATAAAGCCCCTCTAACTCCTCTTGTGCCAGGAAAACAATTGGCTGCGTCGTGGTGGACATGCTCTTGTCCCGACCGGCGATGCCCATGCCAGTGAGCGCGTTGGCAAGGCCATCGGCACGCAGGCCAAGAGCCGTGGCATGCCCCAGATCCATTGATTCTTCCGACATCATTCACACAACAGGCTTGCTTTCATTCTAAATGTGGCTACCATTGATACGGTGTTTGATTTCTTTATGCCCACCCCCATCGAATTTATCTTCTCCGACGAGGAAAGGAAGCAAGCGATGGAGGAGGGAATGAGACGACAGGCCGTCAATGAAGCAAAAGGGCTTCGTGGCCGAAATAAAGGGCCACGGTTTGGCGACAAAGCTTTGGAGGTGCATTTGCTTGGAGCGGCAGGCGAAATGGCCGTGGCCAGCTACTTGGGGATGAAAGAGCATCTTTTCAAGGAGACCGAGGCTAAGCGTGGTAGCGACGATCTCCCTGGCATTGATGTGAAAACCCGTTCAAAGCACTCATACGATCTTATCGTCCAGAGGCAAGAGGATCCTCGAAAGCGTTTTGTACTTGTGACGATTGAAAACCAAAAGACTCTCATCCATGGCTGGTGCTGGGGAAGTGAGGCGATGGAGGAAAAGTTCTGGGCCGATCCGGCACGAGGGCGCCCGGCGTATTTTGTTCCAAAAGCATTCCTGCGTCCTATTGGCACCCTTCTATGATTTATGGCCGATCTTAAATGCAGCGATTTTGCGCAGCATGTACTCCACTTAACACTATGGCCCGAACAAAAGCGTATTCTTGACGCTTATTTTGGAGGCAATAAAACCCATGCCGTGTGGGCGCTTGGAAGACGCTGCGGTAAAACGCTTATGGCGTCTATTGCTGCTCTTTACGCTTGCTTTGTGCTTGAAGATCATTATCGACGAAGAGTGAGAAAGTCGGAAAAGTGGTACGTCCTTACCATCGCCAACGACCAAAGTCAGGCCAAACTTGCGCTGAATAACATTCGCCAGTTGTTAATGGACAGTCCGCTGGCCAATGAAATCACAAGGGAAACCGCCACGGAAATCGAGACGAGCAACAATTGCGTATTTCAGGCCATCCCTGCATCGGCTCGCGCTTCTCGTGGTAAAGCAGTTGTCATGCTCATCATGGACGAGCTTAGTTTCGCCATTGAAGGTGATGCAAACCGTGGTGCATCCGCCATTTACCAAGCACTTTCCCCCTCTATTGCTCAGTTTGGACAGCACGGTCGCATCTTAGAGCTTTCCTCTCCATGGCTCACCGATGGCCTGTTTTACCAGCACTACTGCGAAGCCCAATCGGGAGAGTTTCCCTTCATGCAAGCCGTTAATCTCCCAACGTGGGAGGTCAATATCAACTTGCCATGGGGATGTCCCTTCCTGGATGCCGAACTCAAAAGAGATCCCGACAAATTTTGGGTGGAATATGGAGCTCAGTTTGCGAAAAACAATTCCTCCTTGTTGGCTTCAGAGGTGGTGGAGGCTGCAATCAATAAAGAACGTAGCATTCTGTTTCCAGAAAAGGAATTTACTGGCACCTATGTGCTTTCCTTGGACCCAGCCCGAGGTGGCGTAGGTAGGGACGATTACACGGCTTGCATTGTTCACTATGAAGGCGAAAGACTGGTCATTGACAAGTTTCATGCTTTTGAGCCTGATTTTGAGATCAATGGGAAAAAAGAAGTGAATATGGCCAAAGTGGAGGAATGGATTAAGGAGCACCACCGCATTTATGAGTTCCAAAGCATTGTGCTTGACCAGTTCAACAGCAGCTTTATCATCCAAAACCTTTCTAAAGATTTTCCCATTGCAGAACTTGCCTGGTCAGTGAGCACAAAGATGAAGGCATTTAGCAAAATGAAGGAACTATTTAACGCAGGCCTTATCGAACTCTACCCTCATCAAAAGGCCATCACTCAACTCAAAAACCTAAGTGTCATTTATCGAGCAAGTGGTCAATGGGCAGTCACTGGTGGTAAAGAAGTGGGCGTGGATGACTATGCCTTTGCGCTTGCCGCCGCCATCCTCGAAGCATCAAAAGACAACGATATTGATTGGCTGAATAGTCTGGTTCGATGATTGGTCTTAGAATTTTCAACAATTGCTGAAATTTCACCAGTAGTGAAAAATGATCAATGTTGAATTATCAAGGCAAGAGCTAGCTTTTCTTCTTGCCCTCTTGCAAAGCGACAGACAAACTGCCCTGCAGCTTTTGGCTGCCGAGCATGCTTATCGTCCCTTCTTGCTGCCCAAGTTGGAAGACGCTCACAAAACGTTTAAGCGCAATGAAACGGAGCAGGCTTAAACTGTAAGAGATTCTTTTGTTTTCATGGCCCTTTCTCCTGCCGCCGAAGATGCCTTGGCCTGGGCCATGCAGGCTGCTGATGCCATAGAAGAGGCTGGCAAGAATTTTGGTCCATTGAGCGAAGAATCGCGCCTCGCCAAGGCCGCCTACGAACATCTGCTGGAAGACTACCATTCCATGCTCGACGATGGACAGGACGGCTCTTTCTGGAAAAAGCGTTGTGAAGAATGCCCTGGGTGTCCTGGCTGTAAAGACTACGACGTCTAGCCATGGTGCGCTTGTTTTATAGCCTCCATGGACAGAGGCATCAGCTTGTCGTGCCGTTTCATGAAGCCCGCAGGCATAATCGACGCTTGTTTCACGAAGGAGCCGCTGTGTATTGGAGCGAAGTGTTCTAACCAGTTGTCAGCAAATGCTCAAATGGTGCTATGCTGATTTCGCTTCCGGCCGGAGCCCATTGGCCAATGGTTTTCAGCATTCTCGTCAATGCTGCTCCCTTGTGGATTCCGTGATCAGACGAGTAGAAGCGTTTGGTCTCTTCCTTCAGAATGTTGGGGCCGCACCCCATTGATTCCCTAATGCGGGAACACTCTGCTTGTAGTCTTTGAGCTACAGAGGCTCGTTTCGGCGGGCCTTTTCTTCTTGCAGATGAATGTAGGTTTTAAGCTCATGAAGATAACTTCTGAGCATTGCAGCCTTTTCTAAATGCCAGGGATCACGATGGAGGAAATAAAGCTCAGTGTGGGCGTCAATGGCTTTCAAGCAATTATGAATGGGCGCGTTCCATCGTGAGCGGATGGGAGTGTCAAACGTCCGACGCTCTTCCATTGGCTTTGAAATAAGCCTTTATGCATTCCAATGCTACCGGCTCAAAGTCATTTCTTTCCAAGCAAGCGTTGAAATAACGACGATCCACTTGACCATCCCTTATCACTTGGTGACAATGCAAGTGGCCATGCACGTTGCCTAAATAATGGCCGCGCAGATTGTCGGGATGCACGGGAATGTGCGTGAAGATTAGGCCACCAAGCATGGTGCTGTCCCCTTGATGGAAATAAGCCCCGCGAATGTCGTCAAAGTATTGAAGATAGAGCTTGGCTGGGAGGCGATCATGATTGCCCGCAATGAGCACTTTTCTCCCATTGAACCGCTCCATAAGTCGCAGGCCAGTTTTGGAAAAGGCAATATCACCCAGGCAATACACAGTATCGCCTTTATGAATTTTGCGGTTCCATCGTTCTTCTAAATCCTGCTGCATTTCTTCCAGGCAGGAATATGGACGCATTGCTGAGCCATCAGGCCTGTCAAACTCCAGGATCTTGGCATGATCCAGGTGTAAGTCTGAAGTGACAAAGGCGCTCATGATTTAGAGGAAAAATGGGGGCTCATGCTTTTCATAAATAATCTTGCGTTCCACAGGAGGAGGCGCTTCACTAATCTCTTGCAAACGATCAAGGGCTGCATCGAGAGTTAAAAATGCAAATCCTCGACTCTCCCACCACCACCACACTCGCTCTTCCACGTCAAATACTGGCTCCCATGGACGAATAAGGGATGGCCGTTGTTTTATTCGATAACGAACCAATGCAGGAAGAGCTGGGCTTCCAATGTAGCAAAAGGGGAAAGGCTGGGAATTGCACCCTGCTCTTCTAGGCTCTAGGGCCTAGCGCTGTCTTAGCTTTCCCAGTGACCCCCAGGTTTGAGCATCGTTGAGAGGCTTAGGGGGTGTTTGTCTTGTTCTCCCTAGGGCGATCAAAGAACGCGGGACGGTGAGACTACCGCAGGGTTGACGATGGAGCAAGCGTGAAGGTCATCCGGCAATGGGGACGCCAGTGACGAGCAGAGGCTTGCCCTCCGTCGCTTGTCACTATAGCCCATACCATGAGGCATTGTCGCTAGGTATTATTGCCTAGAGTAATTTGGAAGCGAAGTGTTCGGGCTTTCGAAGAACGCGGGACAACGGCTGCTGCGCGTGGCAGCCATCTCGGGAGCCTTGCCAGTCCAGAACAAACTCTGCGACTGACGCAGCCAGAAGTCTTTCTCCAACCATTGATTAGAGGAAGCGCCAAGGTCGTCGAAGAGCCATGCCACAGTGGCGGCACGAAGCTTGTCGAGGCTCTGGCTTTCTTTCTCGCCCAGCTCCTTGCTCACCATGGCATTGATCACTGTATGAACTCGTTCATCTCTCGAAATGTCTTGCGAGACAGTGCGCATGCCCACATCACCAGTCTGCCGGAAGAAAGGAAGTGCCACGAAAAAGACAGAACGCTCAAGAATGCCTGCCTTAAGGATGGGGTGGGCAGGGTGATCCTCCCATGCTTTCAAGATGCTGAGCACTTCTCGCTCGGCCTTTGCACTGGTTCCGTGAGCCATGGCCACGTAATCAAGCGCTTCAAGGTGGCGATCTTCGTCTTCTTGGTTGGAACGCAGTGCTTCGATGATGCCAGGCGTGGAAGGAAGTTCCCGCTGCATGCCTTCTTCGAGCAGCTCCTTCACTGGAATCTCTAGATGGCGCAAGGCAAGGGCCTTGAACAGTGTGCTCTCGGCTCCTTCCGTAACCGTGCCCTTTGCCACTGGTACGGCCTGCCATGCGCGTTTTTCTCAAGAACATTTGCATAGGGAGACGGGGCGGATTCTTGAACAGCAGCAACCATTTTTCATTAAGCGATGGGAAGGAATAAAAAAGGGAGATAACTCCCCTCATAAACGAACTATGGAGAGAAAATCATTCAGCGCATGCACTACAGAAACCAGCTTCTACATTGCAAGCGACAGCCTCTCCCTTGACTTCGTCGTCCTCGAAGCCAAACATGCTCTTAAAGGAGTCGTCTAGGGCAGCATAAGCATCGTCTTTCCTTTGCATGTCCGGGAGAACCTGCAGGGAATAGTACATGCTTGTCTGAGAAGATTCTAGCCAATCCTCCAGGAACTCTCGGTCGTAAGTGACGAGATCTCCCCAAGTGTTGAACGAATAGCCATGGAAAAGACCAGTGCGCCGGTAAAGTTCAACAATGCCATTTGCCACCTTAAAGAAAACATTCCAGCCCACTTCAGCGGCAATTTCCACTTCCCCATAGTCAAAACTCTCCACGCCAAAAGTGCCAGAGTCCCGATCAACAAGCCTTCCAATGGGAGGGGCAATTTCAGGGGCAGTCGTGAAGCCTTTGGAATCGAGATAGCGATAGGAGCATGAAGCCGTGGGGGCAATGCAGAAGGCTCGTTCCATCTTGTGGGCCTTGGCGATATTGGCGGCAGCATGAATGGCTTGACCAAGGGCTGCTACGGCCTTTCCAGCAGGCTTCTCACCCCAATAATGGCACCAAGGGTGGGGGTCGTCGTCGAGATAGGCTTCCAGGGCATCACCAAAGTCCTTATAGGAGATGCCATGGATGGCCAAGAAATTAGCAAGGCCAAGCATGCCTAATCCCACTTGTTTGTCAATGGAGGGGGGAAGGTATTCGCCAGTGTCTCCCACGCCAGTATTGGCATGAAGCTCGCAAAGCTGCCGCATGCCTTCAACAAAAACATTTGTTAGTTCATTGATGCCACAAGCACCCATGTTGACATGCTGAAGAAGACAAGTGCCACGATGAGGAAGATAAACTTCGAGGCAGACATTTGGACGAATGCGTTTTCCATTGCGATCGTAACGAATCTTGTTTAGCCAAATATCGCCCGAAGCAATGCCTTTCAGCAAGGCCTCAATCAATTCTTCAGAAGCTTGTTCAAGAAATTGCTCATCAACATTCACGCATCTCTTCACCCACGGAAGTTCTTGACGGGAAGCATTGATGAAATCAATGATGTCGGGATGATTGTAATCAAGATGAAGCACAACAGCGCCGTTTTTGTAGACGCCACCACGACGCAAGATTTCATTGAGCGCAGAATAAATCTTGCCAAAACTTACTGGCCCACTAGCCACCAGGCCCTTACCATTTTCTTCACCTTTCCCTCGCAGCTCGGACAAATGCACTGCAACGCCAGCACCATTGCGAAGACCATGAGAAACAAAACGCCACGATGCTTCAATGCCATCTTTTCCTTCCATTGAATCTTCCACCACGAAGACAGTGCAGCTCACCGGAAGCCTGCCTTCCAAATCATCCATCCAGCTTTGCACTCGTCCAGTGCGAGCAATCTTTTCGCACTTTGCCTGTTCTTTCAGCTTCATAAGACAACAAAAGCCCGCTTAGCGGGCTGCAATTGGCAAAAGGCAGGCTAGCGCAAATTGGGGCTGGCTAGTCACAAAGAAATTCTGCATCATCAATGGCTTGGCGGTCACGAGCAAAAAGCAACGCTTCGTTTTTGGTTTTGAAATAGTAAGGCTTGCCTTCATGAGCACAAAACCATTGAAACTCCGCCCTTGAATGGACAGGCCATAGTTTGATGGCTCCTGCCATGAAAGGCGCTGGTAGATCGTCAAACACAATAAAGCCCCAGTCTTTTAGTAAGACTAGGGCAAAACGATGGAGGGAAAGTGAAGCAATCGTTACGAAATAACGCCTGGTTTCACAAACGGCTCAAACTTTTCGTTGAGACAGCCAATAATATCACCTGCAAAGCCTTCTTCAGCGAAGGCTTCTTTGAGCCAGTTGTAAACCAAGCCCAAGGAGAGCTCAGTGGCTTCTTCGGAAGTTAGTTGCTTGTCGCGAACCCGGTCCATGATTGTGCAAATGTGGTCAAAAACACAAACGTCTTCTTCTTCGCTCTCTTTTTCAACATCACGCATGGCTGCGAGATAGCCGAAAGCAGCAGCAGTGGCATGGTCCTTGCAAATTGACCATCCACTAAAGCGCTTTTTCAAGGCGTGAAGCTCGGGATCATTGCTAAAGTCCATGGCAAGAGCAAATAGTTCTTCTTCGTAAGGCATGGTAAAAGTGCGGAGGGAGTCCTGATCGGCTTCACCAATCAGGAGAGGGTCCTGATCGGCTTCACCAGTCAGGATACAAGCAGGGTAGCTGGTTCTCGCCTTTTGTCAACTCCCAGCTCATGAGGTCCATTTGGTGCCCTTGCCTGCCTGTGTAAGCGCCTGCCTGATAGAAGCTTGTTTTTCCTGGCCTGATGGCTTGCTCAAGCTCTCTCACGGCCTTATCCCAAGAGCGTTCAGAAGGCACATACACTCTCCATTGCTCTCTCACTTCTACTAGATCGCAACGACTGTCTGTGTAGGCCATGGGAAAGGAAATTAGTCTAAGCCCGCCCCTGGCTTAAGGGACCGAGCACCTTTGCAAACATGCCCCTCCTTTGTCATGCGATGGCAAAAGGCCAATCCGCTTTGCGTGAGAGCATAGAGGCCTTCGTTTGGGCGATAAACGAGACCCTCCTTGTAAAGCTGAGTCAACGTGTTGTAAATGGTTTGGCGAGGCAGCGCAATAGTTGACAGGCGCTGCAGAGATGCAGGGGCTGTGGGACTTTCCATTCTCTCAAGGGTTTCGAGGATGACTTCCCTTGCCGTTTTGCTAATACTGCTGTCTTGGCCTGGTCTCCACAATAGCCTTCCTTGGTAGTAGCCAATGTGAAAACGAGCCTCTCTTGAATGGCAAGGTAAGTCTCTAATGGTCTGCTGAAGCAGGGCGTTATTCGGCCTCCACCATGGGGAAAAGGGGCTCGATGGAGCAATGCTGTCAAGGTTTTTAGTGAGAATCAACTCTTCCTGCAGTGACACGTTGACAACTTTTAGCACCACCAAGCGCTGGGGACAATAGCTCAAAAAGGAGAACAGGCTTTCCTTGAGGGCCTCAACATGCGTGCGCCACACGCAGCAAACAAAACCTTGGTCCTTTTCCCATTGAACAAAACAAAACCTCCCATCAAGACAGTCGTAGTCGTTGGCCACTGCATGGTTTACCAAATGCTCTCAAATCTTACCACCTCTCCAATTCCCCGCCACTTACCGTGGGGGCCGTATTACAATAGCTATATGGCGCAGCGTATGTACGTTGTCGCGAGAGGCTGGTAGCGAGCAGTTCAGCAACCTTCGCCCGAGCCGCTTCGAGAGGGAGCCCAAAGCGTTCCTTCCGTAGCGGCTCTTCATCACAACCTTCCTCTCGACTACTTCTTTTAAGCAACCTTCGCCAGGAGCCCTACGAGCAATAGCCCCCAAGGCGTATGTTCCTGGGCTCCCTCCTCACAATCATCCTTTCATTTTCTTCTTCCGGCGAGAGCGTTAGTAAAAGCTGCTGAAAGTGTGCGCAGCTATAGCCCAAGAAAAAAACAAAAGCAATACCATAGAAAACAGCCAAAGCGCCTTTATTTACCGCCCTCTTGGGAGGGCTTAATTCTCGAAGGCGCTTAAAAAAGAACAATGGGAAGAAGGGGCGACGAGCAACGCCGCTTAAGGCGGCTCCTGAAACAAGCCCCTTCTTTTACGAACAATACGAGCAATTTACAAACGTGCTCGTAACCATTACGAACGTGCTCGTAAATCTTTAATGCGCGATCATCTCAGTGCGCTCACTTCGTTCGCGCAGTGCGCACTAGCCTCTCCCCTCCCCCCATCGTGAAATGTATCGCAGTAAACAGGACTAAAAAAGTCGTTCAAAAATAGCGTCGATTCTGGAGGGGAGATGAAAAAAGTCATTCAAAAATTACGTCGCTTCTGAAAGGGGTGCCCCGCCCCCACCCTGCCTAGAACAGGCGTACTACTGCTCTATGATTAGCATTGCTAATCGATTAGCGCTTCTGATCTGTAGCAATCCTTAAATTAACCTCTAAATGTGGGATTCGCACAATGGGGGCAAACCGACCCCCGTCCGTTCGACCTCGTCGCGTTGGGCGCACGCCGGGGTGAAGGCCGGCGGCACACGGCCACGTAGGTCGCGCCGTCCGGGTCCCGGGGTGCTGTACTGCACCCACTCGCCCGCCTCCACCAGGATGGCCTGCCCAGCGTGGAAACGTCCGTGTGGCTCTGCTCGAAGCGACAGCGGAGCATGCCCGCAGGACGACGGTGTACTCGTCGAAGGCCGGGCACTGGCCCAGTTCGACCCAGCCCGAGGGGCTCTCCATCTGGGCGATGCTGATCGCGTCCGTCTCGGTGTTCACGGCGCGAACTCGCGGATGATTTTGGGCTTGGCGGAGGGGATGACGGTGGCGTCGATGAAGTGGGCCATGGGCGGCTCCTGTCGGTCAGCGTCCGGCGAATTCGGGTTTCTGCTTGGTGACGAACGCCGTCACGGCGACGCCGAATCCTGGAGCAGCAGGTGCGCCACGTTCCACCGTGGCCACGTATTCCAGACTCCGGTCGATGCCGCGTTGCGCCTCGTTGAGCACTTGCTTGGCGCCCTGCCGGCGAGCGGCGGGTTGTCGGCAATCTCGCGGGCGAGCGCGCGTGCCGCGGCGGCGAAGGCATCGGCGTCCGGCAGCACGCGGTTGACCAGGCCGATGCGCTCGGCGTAGGCGGCGTCGAAGTCCCGGCCGCTGAACACCAGTTCGCGGGCGATGCCCTGACCGACGAGCGCCGGCAGCCGCTGCAGCGTGCCGAGATGGCCACCATGGCCAGCCGCGTCTCGCGCACGCCGAAGCGGGCGTCCGCCGCACACAGGCGGATGTCGCAGGCCGTAGATCATCACCCCGCCGCCGATGCACGCGCCGTGAACGGCGGCGATGAGCAGGGCACCCGCGCCGCGCTCCAGCGAGGTCACCGCGGCCTGCATGCGGGATCATCGCCTGCAGCCGCGCCTGGCGCTCGCCGTCCGGCGGGGCGCCGGGCGTCACGGGCAGGCGGCCCATGATGTCCATCACGTCCAGGCCGGCGGTGAAGACCGCGGCCGCGCCCGCGCAGCACAATAGCGCGCACGCTGCGGTCGTCGTCGAGCGTGCGCATCAGGGGGCCCAGGTATTCCAGGCCTCGGCGTCGAGCGCGTTGAGCTTGTCGGCGGGGTGGCTTCGACGGTGGCGACGGACTCGTGAATCGACACTTCGTAGAAGGGCATGTCAGTTGGCCGGTGGGTCCAGGCGGAAAACGTCGAACGACAGCGCGGAGCGTCCCGTCGCGGTGGCCCGCATCTCCACGGTGCCCAGCACGACCTTGTCGGCGACGATCGCCAGCCCATTGTAGAACCCCAGGGCCCCCGGCGTCGCGACGGATCGACCGGGCAGGAAAACGCCCCCGCTGCCGTCCAGCGCAGGTCGTTCTGCGTCTGGTCCTGATACGCGACGACGGGCTCGCCGAGCACGTCCAGCGCCAGGGCCAGTTCCGCGCCCAGGAAACCGCGCTGCCCTGGCGTGCCGGCGTCCACCAGCGAGAGCGTGCCGCCGCCCTCCACGGGGCCTTCGTACAGCAGCAGCGCCTGCGTGTCCGCGTCCATGAAGACCAGCGCGAGCGTCGAGTCGGGGCGCACGATCAGGTCGCAGTACCGCCCCACGTCGTGCTCGGCGAAGCGCACGTAGCGTTCGCTCGGGTCCTCGGCCAGCGCGGGCGCGAGCGTGCCGACGAATACAGCGCAAAGCCCGCGGCGGCCTGCACGGCCAGCGTGAGCCGGCGCGTCTGGCTGTTGTAGAACGCGACGTAAGCGCGGTCGTCGGGCCCGATGGCCAGACAGGGCGCGATGCCCGTGCCGTCGGCCGGGTCGCCCACGAGCGGGGTGCTCGGCAGGCTCGGCGCCACGCTCTCGATCGTCTCGTTGAAGAAGTCCGCGGGCCCCTGCGGATCGCCGTGCGGCGAGACGGAGTAGCGCAGGCCCGTCTGCCCGTCCGCCGTGCGCGGCGCGTGGGCGACGATGTGCACCCGCGACCGGCTGTCCGTGCGCACGCGGGCGAAGCGGCGGACGTCGCCGGCGCGTCCACCACAATGGGCGCGATGAAGTTGCCGGCGCCGTCGTCCCGCAGGTAGCGCAGGTCGCCCTCGTTGGCGTCGTAGTCGGCCATGACCAGCCGGCCCTTGTTGTCCACCATCAGGCTGCTGTAGCGGCCGCGATGGGCCCGGCGTGGTGATGCCGCGGCGGGGGCCAGCCGGGTCGCCCTGCACCTCGCCCTGCTCGGGGATGCCGTCCAGCCACGTCTTGCGCAGTTCGCCGCGCTCCACGCCCTCGACGAGCACCAGATAGCCGTAGTCGGCGTCCCAGGCGGCGAACACCAGCGCCACGGCGGATGGCCATGCTGGCGTGGCGGCCGATGTCGTTGCTGTTCACGGGCGGGGCGGTGACGCACTCGCAGGTGGCCTCGTCCAGCGGGCAGGCCGGGCCGCGGAAGTCGCCGGGGTTCGCCGCGAGCTTGACCTGACCGGGCGGGCACGCGGCGCAGTCCACGGGCGCGCAGACATCGAATCCGCGAAGCAGACCTGATTGCTGACGCACCGGCCGCCAGGGGGGCCGGGGTGGCAGTACCACCGCCCACGGCCACGCCCTGGGGGCAATCGGCCGCGCCGGCGCAGGGGCGCTGCTGGCACAGGCCGTCCAGCAACTCGCTGGGGGCCGCGCAGTCGGCGTCCGCGGTGCGTGCACGCGGCGGGCGAGCACACGCCCTGCCGGCACTCCGAGGCCGGGCAGCAGGTCCTCCGAGGTCGCGCAGTGCGGCACGGGCTCGCAGAAGCCATCGAGGCAGACCAGGCCCGCGGGGCACTCCGAGGTGTCCGTGCAGGGCGTGCGGTCGGCCTTGGCGTTGTCGCCGCAACCGCTTGATCCCGAGGATCCCGGCCACCAGCATCATGGCCCGGCGCCGGCGCCCGCGCAGAAGGACGGCGAGCGCCAGGAGCAACGCCGAGGCGGGCCCCCCGCGACCGGGGCCGGACTGGCAGCCGGCGGCGCTCGGGGAGCTCAGCAGCAGGGCGCTCGACCACTCCGGGCCCAGAGCGAGCGCGACCTGCGCAGTTCGGGTCCGGCGCGGCGTCCGGGTCGGCGGCGTCCACAGCGCGGATCTCCACCGACCTGCGCGGCGTCCGCCACAGGCGCCCGGCTTGCAGCGCGATGCGCCCGGCGTCCGCGGTGAAAAGCGGGCTCCAGGGCCCGCCGGCGGCAGAAGCGCCACTGATACAGCGGGCGCGCGGTGCCCGGGGCCTCGACCTGCACCACGGCTGTGCCGGCGCGCTGCTCGACGAGCGTGGCCCGCGTGTCGACCTCGGCGCGCACCAGCGGTTGCGGGCCGCCGAGCGTGTCCGCGAGTCGCAGCCCGGCCGTCAGGTGTCGCCCGCCCGCGGTCGACGAATCCACAATGCCGCGTCGATGCACAGCCCGTCGAACTGCTCGATGAGCCCCGCGAAGGGCAGGTCGAAGGCCAGCCCTCCGTGAGCAGCGAGCTCTGCGCCAGGGACAGCAGAAGCTGGCATCGCATCCAGGTTCTGACCCGCAACGGGCTCGTCGTAGGCGGTTTCCAGCGTTCCGATCTGCGGTTGCGCGGCGGCCAGGGCCAGCTGCGTCGGCGTCGGCGTCTGGACCTCCAGCCCCAGGTCCACGTCCGTCCGCACGGAGAACACGCGGACCCACCGCTCCTCAATCATCACGTAGAACGACAGACCAGGTGCGGCAGGTGCACGTCCAGGCCCACACGCGGCAGCACGTCGCCTGCGGCCCGCACGACCTCCCGGAACCGGATCAGGTCGAAGTCGGCGGCCTGGAATCCCAGCTCCACAACGAGCATGAACGGTCGCGGTCCCCGCGTGAGCGCCGTCAGGCCCGGCAGCGCCAGGTCGAGCAGGCTGGAGTCCAGGTTCGGCGCGCGGATCGATGCCAGCGTCTTCAGGTCCAGCACCAGGCACAGCGCGCCCGCTCGATAGCCGACCCGCGTCGCCCGGTTGACCACGGCGTCCGACACGCTGAAGCCGAGGTGATAGGGCAGGCCGTCCACGCCCACACCCGTGAGCGCCGGCGGGGCACGGCCTGGAACGCCGGCTCCGCCGCGCCGGCGAGCAGGCACGCAGGGGTGCTCGCCCGAGCGCAGGCCCACGTCCAGCATGAGCTCGGCGCCATCGGCACCGCCGCCGGTGCCCGCCTGCACCACCAGGCCGCCGGCGCTCGGCGCGAGCAGGAAGTCGAAGGGCCAGGCGTCGGCCAGCGACGGCAGCAGCGAGGCGGCCAGGTGCAGGTGCAGCCGCCCCACGACCGCCAGCGGCTGGTCGCCGAGCTGTTGCAGCACGTTGTCGATCAGGTTCTGGAGCGCCGGCCGCAGCAGGTCGTCGAGCTGCGACTGGAACAGGTCGTAGATGTTCCCGAGCACGTCCCCGCCGGCCTCGACGAGGCTGCACAGGTACCGGCACTCCTTCAATCCGGCGCGCCGTCGTCGCACTCGGCCAGGCTCATGTCCTTCCGACAGCGTGAAGCCGAAGTCGTGCAGCGTGAAGCCGAAGTCGGTCACGTCCGCCCGCACGCCGCCCAGGTCGGTTCCGCGAGCTGCACGTCGAAGCTCACGTCCACGTGCGGGCGACCCCCGCCTCGCGCGTGCCCACGTCGATGCCGTTGCCCAGGTAACACGCGGCGTCGCCGTGGGCGCCAGGCACGTGCAGGGCGCTGAGCACGCCGCTCTCCACGGCCACGCGGGCCTCGCGCGCCGCGGCCACCCGCAGCCGGGCCGGGTCGGGCAGGGGCACGACCTTGG